CTGTAAAGTTTTATGGTAAATATATAAAAAATGAAACAGACCAAAATCTGTATCGTAATCAAGCTGAAATAATATTACGGGATTTTTGCAATGGTGATTTTTGGACTAAAAAAGAGTGGATATTGAATACTGGTTTTACGGATGCCGATAGAATTTTAAGGCATATTGCAAATGGTAAATATGCAGGTTATAAAAGAGAAGTTTTAAAAAAAGAAGGCGAACATTTTGCTAGATATAGAATAGTTAAACTTTAAAAATAAAGGGAGTGTGAAAAATGACAAATGAACTTTTAGTGGAAGCTTTAGCGAACAGCGTTGCAGTTTTTTCAAAAATGGAAGTAGACGAAATAAAGGAAAAACTAAAAAAAACAGATGAAAAACTACCTGAAATATGGACTAAAATTTATTAAGGAGGATAAAAAATGACGATAGATGAGATTGTTAATGAATTAGAGGAAAATTTTGAAATAGAAGACGATGATGGGTATGGTTGTACCTCTGTGCCGTTTGATATAGACGAAGTAAAGCATTCAAAAAAGGTAGGTATAAATTTAAGAAACTGGCTCAAGGAAAAGCTAGAAGAGTATGGAAAGCAGAGGGAAAAAATACTTTATATGGATATTTTGAAAAAAATTGTAAAAATTGATGAAGCTATTTTTGAAAATCAAGACCCTTATTGGAAAGAACGAAAATTGTATTCCAACGAAGCTAAATGTGCTAGTAATGCGTTGGATAAAATAAATACATTTTGCGAGCAAAAACTCAAAGAACTGGAGGGGGAATGAAAAGGATTTTTACTATATTTATAAATTTCATTTTTGGTTATAGATGTAAAATTTGCGGAAAGGTTAGCAATATAAGAAAAAGTTTTAAAGTAAAAGATAATATGTGTAATAAGTGTTTAAACAATTATATAAAGGAGCAATTGAAATGACCGCACTTGAAAAAAACATTTATGGATTAAAATTACACGAAAGTTTGTTTTTTAAAAATAAACATAGTGAATTTGTAGTTACAAGGGTTGCGAGTGGTTGGATATATTCTGAACTAACAGACACTGCGATTAGAATTAATACTTTTGTCCCATTTGATAACGAATTTATGGAGGAAAACAACTAATGACCGCACTTGAAAAGATAGTAGTAGATTTGGAAATGGCAAAAGAATTGCAAAAGTCAGGTATTGACTTTGGGGAGACTGCTTTTGTGTGGATTGTTGACCCGTTATTTAAAAATTCTGAAGAATTAAGTATTCGTGGCGAAAAATTTGCAAGCAGGTGTAAAACAATCCCCGCTCCCACAACAAACGAGATATTTTGTAAAATTCCATATAGTATTTGTAAAGGTGATTTTAGATATAATTTTTCACTATCCCATCAAAATGGAGATAATGGCACAGAATATTCGGCTAATTTTTATAGAGTAGATTGTGCTTTAAATCCTTATTGGTCTGAAAAATCCCCCGAACAAGCCTTATCACAACTATTGCTATGGTGCAAAAAAGAGGGGTATTTAAAATGATAAAAAGACTTATTTGTTTTGTTTTAAAAACAGGTAAAGAAATAAAATACTTGTTTGAATTTAGAAAATTACCAGCAGTTACTTTATTTTGTATTAATTGTGGAAAAAATATTCCCATTTTGCCAAAAATGATTAAACAGAATTGTGTTTATTGTGGTTACGAACATTTTCCCGAAATTGCTGTATGTGGGAAAGAGGAAATTTATATTTTTGCTGGGGGATATATAAGATATTTTCTTACTAAATTAAAAAAAAATATTATTGAAAGTATACCTAAATTTAATATATATATCTGGAAAAGATTTTTTTGTTTACAGATAGATAATCGCAGTCCTAGAGATAGATGTTACGGACATCCAAGTGATGTATGCGAATGTAGACTTTGTCATATTGAGTTTAGATTTTTATTTATATATATACAAAAAACGATTGGCATTCATTTTTGTAATCTTTGTTTTTTTCCAAACAATAAGTTTTTTAAACAATTTAAGTGGAAAGGTAACAAATAAAATGGCATACTTAAACTACGGAAATTTCGGCAACACAAGTGTTATGATAAACCCGCCTGAAAGCGATTACGAGTGCGATAAATGCAATTGTACTTACGCAGAAGAGCCTGATTTAGATTGTGATTGCAATTGCCACGATAGCTACGAACCTGATGGAATGGATATGGCAAAGGAGGCTGAAAATGAAAAATAGATTTAAGGTTTGGGATAATGAAAAAAAAGAATGGGTAGACGCTGGAATTGGGCAAGATATTTTTTGCAACAATACTGGGCAACTATTCTTTAAACATTATGAAGAAATAAAAGAACTTGATTTAAAAAGATATTTCAAGGTAAATATTACAGGTTTAACAGACAAGAACGGAAATGAGATTTATGAGGGGGATGTTTTAAGGGGATATTTTAATATAGATGATGTGGAAAATCATATTTATTTGCAACTCACTGAAAAAGAAAAAAAGGACTGTTATAAAATATTTTTAGTAGATAGCATACATTTTGGATACTCGTATCCAATTCCTGAAATTTTAGAAATAATTGGAAACCGCTTTGAAAACCCCGAACTTTTGGAGGCAGTGAAATGAAAGAAGAATGCTGTTTAAATTGTTGCTGGTATCAAAAATTTAATAAATTTGAGTGTGGTCGTTTTCCTGATGGAACAACTATACAGTTTGCAGATAGACATTGTTGTGGGGAATTTAATTTATTTAAGGTGGTGGAATAAATGATTAAAAAAATGTGGGTTATAAGAGAAATTGACACAAAGATTTTGAAAGTGATGAATAAAAATAAATTTAAGGTTAAAACACTAAGTCATTTGGGTTATAATAAATATATTATTGATAATCACAATAATTATAATATAAAAGACTACGAGCAAATTCCTGTTTTCGTAACAGACGAAGACCCTTTTAAGAATGTGCGAGAAATTAAAATAAGAGATTTTTTAAGCAAAATACAAATGCTTGCAAATGGAAGTGGCGAAGTTAAACCAAAAGAATTAGTTAATATATTGATTGATATTGCAAGTAAATTATCATTAGACATCAAAAACTTTGATGAGAAAACGAAATGATATTGAAATGCTTAAACGAAAACTGCCAAGAAAGTATAGAAGCGGAGTTAGACCAAGATAATTTTATAATTGTTGACTGTCCAAAATGTGATACTGTTATGCAATTCAATGTAGAGGGAGAAATATTGAAATGACACAAGACCATATGCAGTCTTTAATTGATTTGCTAGACACAACTAAAATTATGCTAGTTACAGATTTTAAAAAAAACTATGTTAATATTTTAAAAAATATCAAAATTGCAAAAGAACTTTTAGAAAAATGCAAGGAATTTGAAAAAATAGCAAAGGGGATAGAGATAAAATGACAAAAACACTTAAATTTAAAGGAAACAATAAACATACTGGCTGGTCTGTTGGTTTACACGGTATTTGGCATTATTTTAAAAAACATACTTCTGTTTGCGATAATGAGCTTGATTTTGCAATGGATTATATTTTTGTGCCGAAAATTTGCAAACACAGTGAAATATGCCCGCAGTGTAGAAAACTTGCAAAGGATAAACTAAAATGACAGAACACGATTTTCAAGTCAATATAGTAAATACTTTAAAACGAATGAATATCTTTGTTTTTGCAGTGCCGAATAGCCAAAGTTTACTTTCAAAAATACCCTATAAACAAAGATTTTTTCTTATGGCATATCTTAAAAGAGAAGGACTTATGACTGGTGCTAGCGACCTTGTTGTAGTCAGCAATGGCAAAGTGTACTTCGTTGAGATAAAAACCCCCACAGAGTACAAAATAAGCGATAAAACAGGTAAGAGAATAATTGCTAAAGCAGGCGGAGTACAATCAAACGAGCAAAAGCACTTCCAATCAGAAGTAGAGAAAGAGGGGTTGCCATATATTTTGATTGACAGTCATAAAAAGTTTGAAGAGTTTTTAAGCGAGGTGAAAAAATGAAAAAATATAAACATATTTGGATTTATAGTTCATTTGTAAATGTTTCAGATAATAAAGTGAAAAGAATTTGCAAGTTATGTGGCAAAAAAATGACTGTAAATAAAAATTGTATGTATGGGGAAGAATTTTATGCTGATGTCGTAAAAAGATTTAAGAAAATTAAGGAGTGAAACAATGGGACTGAAAAAAACTGGGATGATAAAACTAAATGACACAAGACCATATGCATTCTTTGATTGACAGTCATAAAAAGTTTGAAGAGTTTTTAAACGAGGGTTGCTTTTAGGTATGATTGTACGGAGGACTTATGGATAAATTAATTGCTTTCAATGAAGAAAGTATAAAAATAAAAAAAGATTATGAAAAAAACATACAATTTTGTCCAAAATGCAAAAATGAAATGATGCTAAAAGGAGATTGTGAAGAGCCTATGTGTTATTATAGTTGCAATTGTGGTTATATGACTGAACCATTTTATGTTTAGGAGGACTGATGGCTGATAAGGCGGAGGTGGTTAGATGAAATTTTGTTGTAAAAAATCAATAACAGAAACTATCAATATGTTGTCAAGCAATGATAACGAAAAATACGATATTCTTGCCACTTGTTGTTGTGGTATTAAAATAGGTATCACAACAACTAAAAAGGAGACTAAAAATGGGACTGAAAACAAAGATTGACACAGGATATAAAGATAAAAATAATAACCCTATTTGCGTAGGGGATAAAATTAAAAAATGGGATAAAATAGGTATTGTTATTAAAACCGAACACGAATATTTGATTAAATTAAATAGTGGACTTTTAACTACTTTTCACGATATGGAATATATCGGAAGAAATAATTTTGAGGTAATCAATGAAAACAAAAAATAAAATATGCTCTATTAAATGCGAGATTTGCGATGGGCGGGGGAAATATTTTGATAAAAAACATATAGAGCATAATTGCGAAAAATGCAAAGGAAAGGGGTTTTATGCAAAACGAAAACAACAATAAAAAAAACGGACTAGAATACAATTTAGCAACAAACATAGCTGAAATAATTAAAAATTATAGGCATACATATAGTTATATCCAGCTAGATTTTGTAAACAAAAGCAACAAAAAAATATCTGGTCAAACTACTTTCTTTTTAGATAGTCAGGGAAATTTAAAAAACGGAGGTAAGGAATGAATTATTTTTTATTATTTAAGGAATTTTTTAGAGATATAAAAAAGTATTTTGAATATTTATTTAAAAAAGATTGTAGTAATGATAGTGAACCATATTTTACTTTTATTGCTAAAGATGTAAATTTTCCAAAAGCAACTATTACCAATGGTAAAATCCCAACTAAAACAGTTGAAACTGAACTTACAAAAGTTGAAACTATAATTGGATTTTCTAAAGTTAAACCTACACTATTTGAAATTGTATTTGAAACGCATAAATTTAAGGAAGCTAGAATTGTATCATTAAATAGAAAACACACTAAAGTTAACGGAGGTAAGGAATGAAAAAAAAGGAAAATATGTTTAGTATTCCCGAAGAGGTACACGATATTTGGTGCGAATACGAATCCCTTAATATTTTGAAAGAAAGCTATGTGGAGCAATATTTTGGGTTTAGAAAGGCAAGGAAGTGTGCTATAGATGCAGAAAAAGCACGCACTAAATTTTGGCGTAAAGTTTTAGAATTAAATCCAAATAAGAAAATGAATAAAGTAACTTATCACAAGGAACTTATGATGATTGAGGTGTTAGATGCCAACAATAAAGTTTAAGCTAAAAGACCCGAAGTATTGTGAAATGGAAGATACGACAGATTGCATTTGTCTTATGCTTTGGAAAACATCGGAGCGAATGGGTATGGCTTGTAAAGCATTGAGTACTAAAGATAATATAATTTGGTTAGAAACAGAGAATGGTAAAAGTAAACGCCCACAAGCCTGCATAGATAAATACGGGGAGTGAAATGAAAATATTTATACAAACTAAAAAAGAAATTATTATGCTTAATTTACTCGTAGCATTGGTAACTTTTTTTGCAACATATATAATCTTTTTATCTATAAGAATAAATCCTATAGTTATTAATTGCAAATATAACATAGATGGAACTTTAGATTTTTCAAGCGGTAAGTATAAAATAAGTTATAAAACGGAGGATTAAATTATGAAAATTATAATATATAAATGCGATATTTGCGGGGATATTTTAAGCGATGAAAGTATAGAGCCTAAAATAGCAAAAGCTCATATTAACATAAAGAACCCTGATACTTTTCGTTTATCAGTTACAAATGAAAATGGAACTTGGATAAACAAAAGATTAAATTATGCCAAAAGCAACAGATGCGTAGAACAGCAGTATTGCATACATTGTTTGATAGAAAAACTAAAAGAGTTGATATAACCCTTTTAATTTACTAGAATATTAATATGAATATTTTTTATAATAAAAATATTTTTAAAAAAAACATATTTAACTTTAGCAGGTTAGTGCCTGCTTTTTTTATTTTATGAGATACATAAAAAGACTTAAAATAAATTGTCCCAAATGCAAGCAAGATTTTTACATTGGAAGTGAAAATATAAAATTTACAACTGAATTGAAATATGGTATAGAAAAGGTAGTATTGCATTGCATTTGTAAAAAATGTAATGTAAAATTGGAGTTGGAAGTATGAAAAAATATAATAAATTTAAAAACTTAAAAAAACAATTTACAGATAAGGAAATTAAATTACTTGCAGATGCTTTTACTAAAACTGCAAAAATTTCAGCTAATTGTGGTATAGCTCTTTAAACAATTTGTGTGGTTAGCGTTGTGGTGCTATTTTGTATCTATAGCTATTTATAAATGGTTAACACTTTGACACACATCAATTAAAAGTAACAGTTGAGCCTTGCAAGCTCTTTATTCGGCATTTGGAAATCCTACCGAACCTGTTAAAATACGCACTTTCTAGGGGTGTTTGTATTAGCATATATATTTATGTTAGTATAAACGCCCCTTTTTGCGTATATAGGATTAAAAAAATGAATAAATACGAAGTAATTCATTTGGTAGATAATTTTAAAAATTACACTTATTTTAATAATAAAACAAGTGCTTATACTTTTGCTTATAAAAATAAACCCAGCATAATTTTATTTAATAGAAAAAAGATTAAGGAGCTTAAGTAATGAATAGCGATTGTTATAAAAGATTTTTTGCTAAAAAAACAGACAATAATACAGTTAGATTTGGGGATAATGTAGAAATAATATTATCCGAAATTTCTTGTATAAATAATGTTGGCGAAAGAACTATGACTGTATTTAAAGATGAGTGGGTTTATTTGTATGAATATAACATATTTTTAAAAGGCGGAGAAAAATTAAACAAAATACTTTCCACTCACGAGCCAATAGATTTATTTAATTATATTTTTAATAACGGATATTTGGATTATAAAAAAATCAATATTAAGAAAAAACCATAAGGAATTTAAGTGATGAATTTTGAAGTAACATATAATAATGACGGTAAGTATACCACTGCGGAGTTTTACAACGAAGATGAGGCTATTAAATTTGCTATGAAAGTAAAGGGTATTGTATTGCAGGATAAAGAAGTAATTGAGAATTTTAGTGAGTGATTATGACTAAACAAGAATTAATAGAAAAACTTAAAAATGTTAAAGGGCTTAAACCAGAAGCGCATATACAAGCTGATAAACTTTTACTTGAATATATAGATGATACAGAAGTTATGAAAACTTTTGATAATATTGATAAATGGTATGAGTGATAAAAATAAAAAATAATATGTAATGTTTTAACAATTTAAAAAAAGGTAGTTTACATTAAAATGTCAACATCAGATAAATTAACAAAAGCAATGAGACTTAAAATAGACGAGGCAGCTGCATATGGTTGTACTAATGCAGAGATAGCTTTATATTGTGATATAGAAACAAAGACCATTTATAATTGGTTTAATAGAGACCCTAAACTAAAAGAGCGTGTTAAGCAGTTAAAAGATAAGCCCATATTATTGGCTAGACAGACGGTTCTAAAAGCAATAAAAAATGATAATGCTGAAATGGCTTTGAAATATTTGGAAAGAAAGAAAAAAGACGAATTTAGTTTAAAGACGGAAACGGAAGTGAAAGGTTCTATTGAAAACAAAACAGACCTTGATAATTTACCTTTAAAAGACAAAAAAGAAATATTAGAAATTATGAAAAGAAGTAATGAAAATAAATGACATTAATTTTAGTAAGCAGGATTTAATTAGAAGTATTTGTAAAGATAGTTATTACGAGTTCTTTAATATAGCGTGGGAAGTATTAGAACCCACTACGGAGTTAATACAAAATTGGCATATAAAGTATCTATGCGATAAGTTGCAAGCAGAAGTAGAACGGATAGCTAACAAGAAGCCAAAAGATAAAGACATCATAATTAATATACCTCCGAGAAGTCTTAAATCAAGTATAACTACTATTTTTTTAAATGCTTGGGCTTGGATAAAGTATCCACATTTAAAGTTTATTGCAGCTAGTTTTGCACAGGAACTTGCTAATTCATTGAGTATGTCAACTAGGCGGTTAATTGAAAGTAACTGGTATCAGGAGCATTTTGGTAATATTTTTAAATTAACCACAGACCAAAACACAAAGAGTTGGTTTGAAAATGATAAAGGTGGAATGCGTAAAGCAGTTGGTGTTGGTAGTGGTATAACAGGAATGGGAGCGGATGTAATTTGTGTAGATGATGCTTTAAATCCACAAATGGCAGATAGTGAAGCAGAGAGGCTCAATTGTTTAGAGTGGTATGACAAGACTTTATTTAGTAGATTAAATAATCAAAATATAGGATTAAGAGTTGTAATTATGCAGAGATTGCACGAGAACGATTTAACAGGACATCTATTAGGCAAAAGAGCAAGCTATTATAAGCATATTTGTATTCCTGTTGAAAATACTGAAATGATATCGCCTAAATATTTGGTAGGTAAATATGAGAATGGTTTATTTTTTCCTAAAAGATTTCCATTATCAAGTTTACAAGAATATAAATCAAATCTAGGTTCATATGGATACAGCGGGCAAATGTTACAATCTCCAAGTCCAGAAGGTGGTGGCATAATAAAGCAAGAATGGTGGAAATATTATACTAATTTGCCAAACACTAAAAGAAAAATATGGAGTTGGGACACAGCGGTAAAAACTGGAACTCAAAATGATTATAGTGTTGGAATACTATTTGGGGAGACTGACACAGGATATTATTTGATTGATTGCGTAAGGGGTAAATGGGAATATCCTGAATTGAAAAGAATGGTGCAAGCTTGTAACAATAAACATAAAGCAGATACTATTTTGATTGAAGATAAATCAAGCGGACAGCAGATAATACAAGATTTACAAAGAGGTACTAATTTGCCAATAATTAACTTTAAAACTGATAAAGATAAACAGGCACGGGTTCGGATATGTAGCAGTACAATTGAAAGTGGTAGGGTATTTTTACCTGAAAACGCAGAGTGGCTAGTAGATTTTTTAAAAGAGTTTAATAATTTTCCAAACGCTAAACACGATGACATTGTTGATAGTACTACTCAAGGACTAATATATTTAACAAGAGAAAAACCTTTTGTATACGGATTTGCTAATTAGGATTTAATTATGGAATACGGAGATAAATTAGAAAAAAGGGACGGGGATTGTGAAAATGGTAATTGTACTGCTCTTATAGCGTATGGAAATCCTTACTATATAGTGCAAGGAAAAAAGCTTTGTCCTGATTGTTATGAAAGTTATTTAATTAAAAATGGGTTGACTTCAAGTGTAATTTTTACGGATGGATTTAGATAAATGAAACTACAATTTAAAAGAGCATTTAATACATTAATTGGAAAAAAGAGTTATAGTATAGAAGATATTTTAAGAATTACCTATGGCGGTAATGGCGATACTTTTGGTAAGGATTTAACAGATGAAGAGGCATTAACTCTTTACGCTAGGGTTACTGCTATTAATACGGCGGTTAATTTAATTACAGATAAATTTAAAACTTTAGAACCTGTCTTATGGGATAAGAAAGAAGAGAAATTTATAAAAAATGGTTCGGAAGGTATAAAAGAAAACGAGCAAGCATTATTTGATTTATTAGCAGAACCTAATAAAGATACATTAAAAGATGAGTTTTTTAAACAAATGGGTAGTTATTATATACCCACTGGAAATTTATATATAGTTGGTATTGGTAATATTACACAACCTCCAAAAGAATTAAATGTTATCCCTAGCCAATATGTTGAAGTAAAAGGTAGTAAATTAGACGGGCTTGCATCTGAGTATACAATACAATCCTACGGACACAAAGAAATATTTAAACGCTCTCCAAAAGAATTTAGATTTTTTAGTGGTGATGGTAGGGAAATTTGGCATATAAAAACTTTTAATCCGTTTAGAAGTAGTGATAATTTAAAAGGTATGTCATTATTTAATGCAGATAAATCTCCTGCTTTACAAATACAAGAAGGAGATAAACATAATTTTAATAGTTTAAAAAATGGTGCTTTTTTAGGTGGGTTACTTTCAATAGATGAATTATCCGCAGACCAAATGCAAAAGGTGCAAAGTGATTTCAATTCTAAACATAAGGGAACTGAAAACTCAAACAAGGTTGCTATCTTTGGTAAAAAACACGAATTTACCGAACTAGGTAAATCTATGAGAGATATGGATTTTAGAAATTTAATTAATGATAAAGAAAAGCAGATTTATAATAATCTAAAAATACCTTTGCCTTTGGTAAGCACAGAGGCATCCACATTTAATAATTTTGAAGAGGCACAGGTAAAGCTATGGGATAATGCTATATTGCCATTAGCAAAGACTATGTTTCAAGAATTAACCAGTTTTTTGGTATCACGATTTAAACTTGAAAATAAAATAATTACTTATGATGAGAATGACATTGATGATTTAGCAGTTCGTAGAAATAAGGAATTGGCAAGAAAGCAAAAATCGGGTTATTTCACTGATAATGAATTAAGAACGGAAGAGGGTATGGAACAGTTAACAGATGGTGCTGATGCTATTTATAAGCCTATGAATTTAGTCCCTGTGGCAACGGATATAAACAAAACAAATGCTTTAACTAAACCTAAACCTGTAAAAGAATTAACTACCCGAAATAAGTTTATTGATTTAATGCAAAAGCAGGTAGATGAGAAAGGCAATAGAAAGTTTACCGATGTAGAGATAATAGAGATTGCAGATGAGGAGGGGTTAGAGTAATGGCAGAATGCGAACACGATTGGGGAATAGACCAATTTACTTTTAGCCCTAAAGTAATTAAATTTTGTAAGTTATGTAGAAAAGAAATTGATATAACAGATTTGCAGATATGCAAAAATAAAACAGAAGAAGGAGTAGAAGAATGATAATAAAAATAGACTTCCTAAATAAAGGGAGTAAGTACATTGACGGTGCAGAAGAAGTTATTGTGGAAGGTGGATTTGAAACACCTAAAGAGATATTAGATAAATATTCTCCCCCACAATATCATTTAATTACAGGTGGAAATGATAATTGGAATTATAGATATATTAGTTACAAGGATAAAAATAATGACTTGCGATGTATAATTACAAAATATCAATTATTTGTTATGAATAATAATGGAAAAACTATAGAAATTTATAAGCCTATAGAAATAAAACAGACAGAGGTTAGAAAAAATATAAGTAAGTAACAATTTCTAGGTGCGGTTCATTACCGCTTTACAGTGCCTAAACACTGACTAGTTTGCACACTTTTAGGGGTGTATGGTTAAAATCCATATACCCCTTTTTTGTGTGAAAAAAAATAAAAATTATGTGTGAAATTTGCAAAGATAAAAAAGATTTAGTTACCTCAAATGCCGATGCTAATAGACAGGTTGCTATTGATTTAGCTAAAAAACTTAAACTTGAACCTGCCTTTGCAAAAGACATAAGAAGACTTTTAAATACTATTATAACTGATTATGAAGTGTTTTATGGTGTAACAGGACAAGTACCTAGTATGCAACCTTATCAAGATGACTTAACAGGTATTTTGAAAAATCATTATCGTAAAACCAGTAAACAATTTAAAAATAATATTACAGGTAATTTAGATAAAACAGAAGAAGTTAAGAATTTAGAAAATGCAGTTAGTGTGGCTATGGCAAATTATATTAATCAACATTCTACAGAACAGGCACAATTTATTAACCGCACAACGCAAAATGAAATAACAGATATTACAAGAAAAACTATAGTGAATGCATCTATTGAGGGCGAACAATTAAGTAATTCAGAAGTTGCCACTAAAGTTAAACTGGATTATAAAAAACAAATACCTACTAGAGCTGATACTATAGCAATGACCGAAGTAAATAATGTTAGTGAAACATCTAAACAAACAGAGGCTAGTATGGTTTCTGTAAGTGGATTAGTTGTGGCAGGAACTGCGGTGGCTGGATTAATGCAAAAAACTTGGCATACTGTTTTAGATAGCAAAACAAGAACTTCACACGCAAGGGCAGACGGACAGACTGTAGATACCAATCAACCTTTTTTCGTTGGTGGTGAGCCATTACGATATCCAAGTGATAGTAGGGGAAGTGTGGGTAATACAATAAATTGCAGATGTTCTGTTACTTATGGATTAAGGAAATAAATTATGAAAATAAATTTAGGAGATAAATAATATGGAAACATTGGATGTAAAGATTTCTACAATAAGTGATTTAAAATTAAAAAAAGAAAACGGTAAATTATTCCTTCGTGGTTACGCAAACACTAAAGGCACGGCTGATAGATATGGGGATATTCCTACTGTTTTTAACAGAGATTTTATTTACGAATTAACGCAGTTTAAGAAAAATCCTGTTATGTTAATAAATCACGAAAATAAAGTTGAAAATATTGCAGGTAGTTTTACTAAATTGGAAGAAGACGACAAAGGTTTATATTTTGAAAGTGAATTTAGCCAAAGTGATTTACCACTTATAAAACACGCTAGAACTGTTTATGGCGAGGGACACGCTAAAGCGTTATCTATTGCAGGTAAATTTCTATATGAAGATGAAGACAATCCAAAGCATTTAACACTAGCAAAAATTTATGAAATTAGTTTAGTTCCTGTACCTGCCGACCCTAATAGTTTAGCAGTTGCTTTTGAAAAGGCGTACAAGGAATTAAACGAAAAAAAGGAAGTTAAAAAATCTGAAGTAGAAATAAAAGAAATTGAAACTATTAAGTCTTTAAGTGAGTTAGAGACTTATTTAAAAACGAAAGGAATTAGTAATAAAGAGGCTTTGATAGTAATATCAAAAGTAAAACAATTTTCTAACAGTGATTGTAAAGAAAATACCCAGCGTGATGCTGGTAAAATAGACCTTAAAGCTATTAATAATAAATTAAATGAAGTTATTTTTGGCTTAAAGATAAATGAAAGTTTAAGAAAAATAAAATAGGAGATTAAAATTATGGAATTGCAAACAATACAAAAAGATATAGATAAAAATTTATCTACTCTTGGCGATATGGTAAAAGCCACGCAGGAAAGAATAGATAAACTTGAAAAAAGTACCGATGCTGTTACTAAAGCAGAATTGGAACAGATTGGAAAGAAGTCTACTGAATTAGAAGATAAAATTCAAAAACAATCTGCAGCTAGAGATGCTTTAAAAAAACAGGTTGATGAACTTGAAAAAGCTAAATATAGGTTTGGTGTAGGTTCTGAAGAAGAATTAAAAAATATGTCTAAAGAATATGATAAAGATATTAGAACATATATGCGTAAAGGTGTTATACCAAAACAAGAAAATATAGATAATATGCTTGAAAATATGATAAGAAAAAATATTAAAAGCATAAGTGATGAAGAAATTCCAATGGCAAAAAAGGAACTTTCTGTTATTATAAATCCTGAAGGCGGATATTTAGTAAGCCCACAAAGACTTTCTAAAATGGTTGAAAGAAGTTTTGAAACTTCACCTATAAGAAGAGTTGCCAGTATAGAAACAACAACTACCGATAGCGTGGAACTTATCATTGATGATAATGAAGCGTCTAGTGGTGGTTGGATTGGAGAAAAGCAGGCAAGAACTAATACAGACACACCTGAAATAGGAAAACTCACAATATTTAATCACGAACAATTTGCCAAACCTAGAGCCACTCAAAAAATACTTGATGATGCTGGTTTTGATATTGAAGGTTGGCTAATGAGAAAAGTTGAGGATAAGTTTATAAGAACTGAAAACACTGCTTTCATAAGTGGGAATGGAGTAGGTAAACCTAAAGGATTTTTAAGTTATCCAGCTTGGGCAGTTCAAGGAACTTACGAAAGAGGCAAAATAGAGCAAATTACATCTGCTACAAGTGGAACTTTGGGAGCTGATGATTATATTGATACTCAAGGTTCTTTACAAGAAATATATCAACCTAGAGCTGTGTGGATGATGAAACGCTCAACTTGGACTAATGCAAAAAAATTAAAAGACGGACAAGGTAATTACTTGATTGATTTCACTTTGCTTAAAGATGGTACTGATATGAGAATGTTAGGGAAACCAGTAATTTTTGCAGATGATATGCCAGCTATTGCAGGAAGTGCATTATCCGTTGCATATGGCGATTTCAATATGGGCTACACAATTGTTGATAGATTAGGAATAAGAGTTTTAAGAGACCCTTATTCTGCCAAGCCTTATATAGAATTTTATACTACGAAAAGAGTTGGTGGAGATGTAACCAATTATGAAAGCATAAAAATTCTAAAAGTACAGGCATAAAAATAATTTAAAGGAGAAATATAAATGAATAGAGAAATATCAAGCAATATATTTACAGCTGAAGCATTAGCACCGCAGGAAATAGCTTCTGATACTACAACTGTAGGAGCTATTTTAGACCTTGCAAATTATGATGGTGGAGCTACTTTAGCTATACATAGCGGTACTCTTACAGACGGAACTTATACGCCATTAGTTGAGGAAGGCGATGACCCAGCACTTTCTGATGCAGCAGCTGTTGCAGATACTGACCTTTACAGAAAAGGGGTAACAAGCGGACAGGAAGCTGATGCGGCTTTTGCTGCAACTGATGATAACGAAATACATAAACTAGCTTACATTGGTACTAAAAGATATATCAGATTAAGCATAGTTTCTGCGAGTACATCTTCGGGTGGTTTTTTATCTGCAATGGCATTAAAAGACCCTGAAATAAAAGATGTAGGCGATAGTGCTTAAAAGGAATACTTAAATGAAAATTAAGTTTAATAAAAATTATGATTACGCTTTTGATGGCATTAATATAACTCGTTTCAAAGAAGGGCATATTTACGAAAATATATCAGATGATTTTTGTAAATTAATGATTGAAAGGGGTTATGCTGTTGATGCTAAACCAAAAGAAATTATAATAGAAAACAAACGGGCAGAAATTGAAGACAAGAAAGAAACTTTTACTGAACCTAAACGGGATATAGGTTTGGTTACCAAAAAAAAAGTCCAAAAAAATGCAGTAGAACCTCCACTGCAAAAGAAAAGAGGCAGACCTAGTAAAAAGGGCAAGCAAAAGAAGTAATTAATTCCCCCTCTGTTTTTTAAGTTTTTTTCGGCAGAGGGGGAAAATAAAAATTTAGTTTTATAGGAGATTTTAAATGGCAGGAGAAAATCAAAATACCAAAGTTGGTATAGAACAAGGCGGAGAATTACTTTTTGTTAAAAGCGGTGGTAAAATATTGATGGAAACTGGCTCTACTTTAGAAAAAGAAAGTGGAGTTACTGAAACAGGAAATAAGGTTTATTTAACTGGCGAAATAGCAGATATTTCAAGTGCTGCATCAAGCTGGGTAGTAAGTCCAGTTGCAGGTACGATAACCAAAATATATTCAGTTATTGATGGAGTGATAACTACTGGCGATGCTGCATTATCTTTTGAAATTGGTGGTGTTGCGGTTACAGGTGGAGGCATAACAATTGCCAATAGCGGTTCTGCAGCAGGCATTGTTGATAGTTCTACACCAACAGCTGCAAACACATTAGCAGCAGGCGGTGCATTGGAATTAATAACAGATGGTGGTTCTACCAATGCAGTTAAAGCAGTTTTGATAATAGAAATAACGCAATCTTAATCTTAATTAAATCCCCTTTGTCTATTATGGCAGAGGGGAAATAAGGGGTTAGTAATAAATGAGCTATGATTATTACCGAAATAATGTAGAAAAATATCAACCAAGTAGTTATAAGGTTTTGTTTAAACCAGTTACATTGCCTATTAGTTTAGTAGAGGCAAAAGAGCATTTAAAAGTTGATGACACAAGTTCTGATGCTTATATAAGTTCTCTTATTTCTAGTGTAACCTTATTTGCAGAAAAATATACTAAACGAGATTTTATAACTAAAAAATATTTAACTTATATTGATTGTTTCTTTGAACCTATAACACTTCGTAGGAATAAAGTGTTTGAAATTATAAGTATTAAATATTTGTTGGATAATGTTTTAACTACGGTTGATAGCTCAATTTATTATTTAACTGACGAACAAAATGATTTTGCAGATATTCTATTAACAGACGGTAGTAGTTTCCCTAGCAGTGTAGATAATAGACGACAAGCAGTTCAAATACAATTCTATTCAGGTTTTGGGGTAAAAATAGATAGTGCTATATTGGCAGGTGGAACAGTAACGGTAACCACAGTAAACGACCACTATTTTACAAGCGGACAAAAAATAGTTATTAGTGGTGCGATTGAGAGTAATTATAACGGCACACATACAATTACTGTAACAGGGGATAAGACATTTACATATCCACTTACCGCAACACCCACAAGCCCCGCAACAGGAACATTATTTGCGAATGATATACCACAGGATTTGAAGACAGCAATGTTACAACACATTAGCAGGGTGTTTGAAAATAGAGGCGATTGTGATGCAGGTAATTCAGAGGCTTGCGATATAAGTTCTAGCATTAATTTACCAGCAGAAACTAAACAAACTTATTCTATGTATCGTATTTGGGAAATATTATAATGACAATCTGTAAAAACATAAGAGGAGTTAAAAGGGGAATTTGTATAGGTGATTTGGATGTAAAAATTAAGGTGCAAGTTAGAACTCTTAACGCCCCTGAAAGTGGAACTGACTTTGATTTAACTTTTGCGGATGAAAAAGAAGTGTGGGCAATGGTAAAAACAGTAAGAGGAACGGAGTTATTTGATGGTGTGAGTTTAACCAATGCTTATACACACGAGTTTTACATTAGATATTCTAGCGATTTTACGATTGATGCTCAAAACTGGTTAGAATGGAAAAATGAAAAATACGATATTGTTGATGTAGAAAACCTAGACGAAAGGAATGAGTTTTTACTTTTAAAAGCAATTAAAAAAGGCGATAAGGATATAAACGCAAATAAGGTTTAAATAATGCCAAAGTATAAAGTTATTGAGAGTTCAGAAAATAAAGTTTTCAAAGTTCAAGTTAATAATTTAACTGGTAACTTTCGTACAGGTATAAGGCAAGGTTTTTGGGAAACAGGAAAAGAGTTAGTTAAAACAGCAAGTAGTGAAATTAAGAGAAAAAAGACAGGCAAAGTTTATAAATATAAAGGTAGACGAATAAGGGCTGGTGCGGCAGGTGATTACCCAGCTAATAGAAGCGGTGCAAATAGGCGTAGTCTAGATTTTCAAGTTCACGGGGCAGATGAGTTAGAATTTGGAGCAGGAGTTGATTATAGTCCATTTTTAGAACGAGGTACAAGTAAAATGAAAGCTAGACCTTTTTTAAAACCAAGTATAACTAAAAACATAAATAAACTCCGTTCTAATTTAAGAAATAATATAAGAAGAGCGATAAGGGGCAGATAATGAAAGCAAGCGACATAGTTAAACAATTACAGGCTACATTACCAATATACACTGAATTATTTAGTGATGTGGTTACTGTTAATAGTTTAACCAAATCTACCACTACTATTACTGCCACTACTGCATTAGCTCACGGCTTAAAAACTGGCGATTATGTAAACATTCAAGGTGCTAGAGTTCCCAATGCCATAACTAGTTTAACGCAAACAGATAACATAGCAACTGCTGTAACTACAAATCCTATTGATTTAACTTTAAGAATTGGAATTGATAAAAATGATAAATATGTAGAAATTAGCGGAGCTACTCAAACCGAATATAACGGAACTAAAAAACTATTATCAGTTATTGATAGTACATCATTTACTTTTCAAGTTAGTGGTAATCCAACAAGTCCAGCAACTGGAAGTCCTGTTTTAAATGAGGATATAGAAAACCTTTACAACGGCTGGTATACAGTAACTAGAATTAGCGATACAGTTTTTACTTATGTTGTAAGAAAAGAACCATTAGCAAATGCAAGTGGAACTATAAAAGCACATAGCGATATTAGGGTAACTGGAAGTGCAAGTTTGGGTAGAATTATAGATGCTTATACTAAAAAAGCAATAGATAAATTATGGACTTTTGTTGTTTTAGGTGAAACTAATGCAAGTAAAAATCAAAACTCTGTTAGAAATGATGGTGTTGGAACTTATACTTCACAAGACGATTATAGACCTAATTTATACCAAAACTTCAATATATACACTTTTGACCCTGCAAAAACAACATATGCAAGTTCGGAACGCAGAGACAGGGCAGAGGATATGAGAGCTATATTTTTTAAATGTATTTTAGGTACAAAATTTGAACGAAGTATAATTGATAACTTTGATAATTTATCAAGTGGGAATGAAAAATTAAAAACTATGTTTGTATCTGATAATTTACAGCAAGATGTAAATGCTTATTACATACATAATTTTCAATTCCAATACTCTTATGATTTAACAGCAGATGACATTGTTAAACCACAATGGAGTACCGCATTTAAAGAATTTGAGTTTTCACAAAGAAACATAGAAACTGATTTAGAAATAAGAAATATAAAAGGAAAATTACAAGGAGATTAAAGATGGAAAAAGAAAAGACGGAGTTTATAAAGTTAAAAATTAATGCTGATTTAGCAGGTTGTAAAAAAGGACAAGTTATAACTTTAAAATCAAAAAATAAAATGCCATTAGATATATATTGGCGAAAAAGAGTAAGAGACAGTATCCACGATAATTGCGTAGAAATGGTGGAAAATAAAAAAACATCTTTTGAAATAAATAAAAAGAAATTTAAAAAAGGAGAATAATTATTATGGGACAAAGAGTAAGTTTACCAAGAGTAACGGGAGTATTCACATCAGACAGTAGAGCAATTTTAGGCGTTCCACAAAGAATTTTAGTGGTAGGGCAAAAGGTTGCAGCAGGTAGTGCTACATCAGGGGCTTTAGTTGAAAATATAGCTAATGGTGGAGCGGAGAATGCTTTATTTGGCGAAACTTCACAAATAGCAGGTTGTATAAGAGCTGTTAAATTAATTAATCAACAAACACGATTAGATGCTATTTCACTTGACGACAATGGAGCGGGAGTAGATGCCACTGGAACTATTGCATTTACAGGAACTTCTGCAACAGTAGCAGGAACTTATACAGTCAATATAGGCTCAAGAGAAAATCATAGTTATGATATAGCGGTAGCTATTGGAGACACTCCAACAGACATAGGCGATGCTTTAGTTGCAGCTATAACTGCCGATACTAAATCAAAAGTAACAGCGGTAAATACTACTGGTTCAGTTGCATTAACAGCAGTAAACGCAGGTACAATTGGAAATAGTATTGGTTTGGAAGTTCAAAATAGTGTGGCAGGAATTACTGTTACAGTAACAGGAATGGCAAGTGGAGCTACCGACCCTGTATTAACAAATATATTTGATGTTTTAGGTGAAAATAGATATCAAACTATAGTGTTTCCAAGTGAATATGGTTTTGATTTTGTTACAGATTATTTAGACCCTAAATTAAGTGTAGATAATATATTTTTAATTGGGGATGGATATTGCGGACAAACTGATACGCTGGCTAATTTGAAAACAGCAGCTAATGCAGAAAATTCTCAAAACCTAGTTATATTTGGAAATGAACTTATTAACGAAACATATTATAAAGGTTCTGCGATGTTTGAACTTGATTATGTTAGAGCTGGTTATTTTGCAGGTTGGAAAGCATTAAAACTTACCGAAGGTGCAAACATAACAAGCAGAATTTCGTCAAGGTCAAGCGGGACAATAGATAGAGTTGGTGGAGTTAGCCAAAATTCATATCCATTTTTCAACACGCCATTTGCTGAATTACCTTTGATAGACACAGGCAAAGGATTTTCACAAACTGAAATATCAGAATTAAACGCAACTGGTATTTCTGTGGAAGGAAATAATCCTGCAAATACAAGTGTTGTTTTAGGTGAAGTTGTTACCACTTATAAAACTGATGCTCAAAGTAACCCCGATACTACTTTTAAATTTGAAAATATAAAACTTACTACGGATGCAATTAACGAATATTTTTTCAATAATTTAAAAGCTGATTTTGACCAAAGCAGAGCTACATTTGGAGACTTAACTGCAAACGCTGCAATCGCTAATGAAGATAAGGTTAGAGTTGCAATGACAACTTACTATAAACAGCTTGGTGATTTGCTTTTAGTTGAAAAGGGTGAAACAAGTAGAAAGTATTTTAATGATAATTTAACAGTAACGCTTGACGGTTCTACTGGTAAATTTACCATTACTGGAAAAGTAATAAGTATTATTCAGTTAAGAGAAATTGACTACAATTTCAAAGTTGCTTTTCAAGCAAGTTAATTTAATAAAAGGAGTATAAAAATATGGCAGAATTAATTAGTACACCATCTATAGTTATAAACAACGAAAATATAAAAATAAAGCCAAATTCTTTTAGCTATACAGAAGGATTTGGTGAGGCTATAAAACGAACTGAAAGTGCAGGCGGAGGAAGTGTAAGTACTGTTACAGCAAGAAATATAGAAACAGCAAAGTCAATGATTAAGTTCACATTAGAACCATTAGCAGAGAATGCAGACAAGGTAAGGGAATGGAAAAATAACTTTGAAAGTAATGTAATTCAAGCTACTGGGGAAAATAATTTTACCCGCTCTTTTACAAGTGCTGTTTTAATTAATGACCCTGAAATTGGATTAAGTGCTGATGGAGAAATATCATTAGAATGGGAAAGCGACCCAGCAAGTTAAAATAAAAAGGAGTTGTATTTATGATGAAAGAGATTAAACATAATCTAGAAAAACCGTTTGAATATGCTTATAAAGGCGAAAAGGTATTTGCTAAACACATTACTATGAAATCTCCTACAAGGTATGTTTTAAATGATTTATCTATATTAGAAGGTGAGTTATATAAATCAATGATGAACGCTCAAAAACTTTTACCACCAAAATCAGATAATGAAAAAGATAAAGAAATAGAAAAATTAAATCAAACTATATCTGATTTAAAAGCAGGCAAAAAATCAAAAGAGCAATCTAATAATAGTGTAGATTTAGATAATGCTGGTAAAATGATGGCTATGGGTGGTGCGGATATGGCTAAATGCTATAAAGCATTTGATAGAATTTTGACATCTCAAAATAGTCAACTAAAATCTGCGTTAATTGATGACAAAGAGCCTATAACAGAAGTTATTTTATCTAATATGGATTTAAAAGATTATAAATCTCTTTTTGATAAATATATAAACCATTTTTTAGAAATATCCCCCGAGAGCTAATCGGTTCGGGGGAGGGATTTCTAAATGAGATTATTGCGAGATTGCTAGTTTACTATAAAGGCGGTATAAGTTTAACTGAATTTTTAAATATGGATTTATTAAGCATATTTGAATTTAATAATATCGCAATCAAAATGAATGCAGAAGAAAAAAAAGCATACGAGAAAGCTAAAAGGCAAGGATAAATGGCATTTCAAGAAAGTTTTTTAATTAAAGCGGTAGACCAGTTTAGTAGGGTTAATCGTAAATTTGCAGACCAAATAGAAAAAAACAGAAAGAGTATAAAAAAGTTTACTTCTAATTTGGAAAAAGCTAAATTTGCTTTTACTGCTTTTGCTGGTGCTATTGCTTTAGGTTTTACTGCAAGTGTGGTAAGTGCTGCTAAATTTGAAAAGGGAATTACGAATGTATTTACTTTGCTTGATAAACCGCAGATACAACAGTTTGGTAATCAGCTTGAAATGGCTCAACGGAATGCGGTTAGAATGGGCTTTGCTATTGAAGATGCAAACAAAGCATTATTTGATACTGTTTCAGCTTTGGGTGCAGGTAAACAGGCATTAAAAACTTTTGATATTGCAAATAAACTAGCTATTGGTGGGCAAACTGAATTAAGAATAGCGGTTGATGGATTGACTTCTATTGTTAATGCTTATGGCAAAGAAACTACTGATGCTACAGAAGTGGCAAATGCTTTTTTCTCTGCTCAAAGAGCAGGTAAGACAACCGTTGCGGAATTGTCTGCAAGTATAGGTAGAGTTGCCCCCGTTGCAAAACAGGCAGGTATTGGCTTTAAGACTTTACTTGCAACCGCTTCACAATTAACTTTAGGGGGATTGAGTACAGAAGAAGCTACCACTGCTTTAAGAGGTGCAATAGCTGGTCTTATAAAGCCGACTGGAGATGCTGCAAAAGTAATTAAAAAATTTGGTATACCAATTGGTGCATCAGCTTTGCAAAATGCAGATTTCACAGAAGTACTTTTAAAACTTGCAAAAGCAGCAAAGAAAAACCCTGATGCTTTAGCTTTAATGATACCCAACATTAGAGCATTAACTGCAATATCTGCTATAGGTACAAAAGAGGTAGGTAATTTAAGAAATATAATTGCAAGTATAAATAAAGATTATAAAGAGGGAACTGGTTTAACAGAAGCTTATGCTAAAAATGTGAAAACTTTAACACAAATATTTAAAGCTGTTGTTGGTAGTGTAAAAGATTTATCAGCTGAATTTGGTAAAGAATTATTTCCTATTTTAAAACCTATTGGTTTACAGATGATTAAATTGATAAGAGCATTTGCTGATTTATCTCCAAACACAAAAAAACTTATTTTATTAATTACTGGATTAGTGGGTGCATTTGCAGGATTATTGGGTGCTATTGGGATATTGGTTGCATTTAAGGGAACATTAATTGCCATAGGTGCTGTTTTGGCTACCCTTTCATTACCTGCATTAGCTGTTGTTGCTGCATTAGGAGCGGTGGGAGCTGTAATTATTTATTGGAAACAAATATCAAAAGCAATAAATGATACAGTAGATGCCATTGATAGATTTTTTGAAAGGATTACTAGATTTAGGGGAGTTGGCAAGGGACTGTTGAAAACTGCTTTAAGACCTTTGGGATTAGGTGGTTTAGTTGATGTTAAGAGACCAGAACTTACACCACTTCCCGCAGGTGGGGACATAACCACACGGGCAGGGTTAGATGCAAACATAAATATTAACGCACCAAAAGGCGTTGTAGGTAGTGTGGAAACTAAAACAACAGGAACTGAATTTGCAAATTTAGGAGTTAATTTAGCAGGAGCAAAAATATAATATGGCAGATATATTAAAAGATTTAAAACCTGCAAGTTTTAGAGGGATAGAGTTTTTTGTTCAATCAGTTGATACAACTGGAGGTAGAAAAACTATTACTCACGAATACCCAAATAGCAATACTAGGTTTGTGGAAGATATTGGATTGCTTGAAGATAGTTTTAGCATAACAGCCATAATTGCAGAGCCAAATTATTTTAGTAAAAAGCAAGCATTAAAAAACGCTTTAGATACAGCGGGGATAGGAATATTAATTAATCCTTTTGGAGATAGTGTTTCAGTTGCATTAGCAGAGCCGTATACAATAAATGAAAGTAAAAATAATTTAGGTGTGGCTACTTTTACAATGTCATTTAGTAAAGCAAGCCGTAATATATTCCCTACTGAAACAGTAGAAAATGACAGCTTAATAGTAGACCAAGCAAATGAATTAGTAACAAATACGGAGACAAATTTAAGCAATAATTTAAAACTTAAAACAAATAATTTTACTAATTTTAATTTTGTTAAAAATAAACTTACAGATGTAGCAGATTATTTTGAAATAGCTAAAACAAAAGCCGAACAAGTTGCAGAAAAACTAAATGATTTTGATAGTAAACTTATAGATTATAGAGCTAATTTAGTTGAGTTAATAAATAAACCTGATGAATTAGCAAGTGAAATAACTGATTTATTTAATTTTTTAAATGTACTTGCTAAAGATGCTTTAGGGCAGATTGAGATGTATAAATATTTCTTTGATTTTGGAAGTGAGGATGAAGAGATAGTAGGTTCAACTTTTGCAAGAATTGAGAGAGAAGAAAACCAGCAAATAATAAATGAAAATATTTTAGTAAATAGTTTAAGTTTAGCATATCAAAATATTATCAATGTAGATTTTACAAATACAGATGAGATTGATGAATTATCTAGTATTTTAGAAACGCAATACGATGCTATTGCAGATAATGTTTTAGATACTACCACATATGATAACTTACAAGAATTAAGAAAAGAGGCAAGAATATTTTTTGATAGACAAAGAGCAATAGCGTATAGGGTAACGCAAATAAATACTAACTTAATACCTGCTACTGTTTTGACTTATGATTATTATGAAAATTTAGATAATTGGGAACAAATTTTGAGTTTAAACAATAGTGTAGAGCCGTCATTTTTACAGGGAGAAATTAATATTTTAACACGATGATTATATTGGAAATAGAAGGTAAAAGATACGAAAATTTTAAAAGTATAGAAATCCGCAAATCAATGGAAATGGTTAGCGGTGCTTTTACCTTTAATGCTACTAGTAATAATACAACCGAATTTCCAATAAAACGCAGTGCATCTGCAAGAGTTTTAATAAATGATATCCCTATCATAACAGGATATGTAAACAGGGTAACTCCTAATTATGATAATCAAAGTCATATTTTAATAATAAATGGAAGAGATAAAACTGCTGATATAATAGACAGTTCTTTGCGTTCAAATATTGAATTTAATACAGGCATTACTTTAAAAAGAATAATTGAAAAGGTAATAGCAGATTTAGGCATAACTGATATTAGTGTTATAGACAATGTGGGTAATATAAAAAAGTTTGATAAGTCGGAATTAGTTAGTGGCAGTGCTGATAAAAACGCATTTGAATTTATAGAAAATTACTGTAGATTAAGACAAGTTTTATGCACTACAAATGGAGATGGAAATATAGTTTTAACAAGGGGAAGTAAAGAATTATTACCTATTAAACTTATAAATAGAAAAAATAACCAAACAAATAATATTAAAAATGGCGATAGTTTTTTTGATGAGATAGGTAGATTTTATAGAGTTACAGTTTTATCACAAGGTAATCCTAGTGCATTTGACGATACAAACATAGTAAGTAAAAGTGGTATTGCATTTGATACTGAAATACGCAAAAGCAGAAGTCAAACAATAATTTCAGAACATTCTAGTAGTGATTTTACAAACAAAGAGAGAGCCACTTGGCAAGTAAATGTAAATAGAGCAAGGGGAACAGGCTATGCTTGTTTAGTTGAGGGATTTAAGATAGCACCTGATAAAACAGAAATTTGGCAACCTAATAAATTAGTAAAAGTAGAAGACGAATTTGCAAACATTAACTCTCAAATGCTTATTAGAGAATGTGTTTACAGATTATCAAATGATGTTGGTAGTGAGACACTTTTAACTTTAGTGCCAAAAGATGCTTATCAAGTAGAAGCACAATTAAACGAAGTTGAGGCTAGGGCAAATTTAACAGGGAAAGATTTAACACAATGAGTAAATTAGACAATATAATTAAATGGGCTGAAGTTACTTTGCCCGATAATGATAAGGATAATTTTTCAAGGTCTCAAGTTAAATCTATAGGGCAAAATCCTAAACAAATTACAAATATATTACCTTATGGTTTTATATCAAGAGCACCTGTTGGAACAACGGCTCTTTTATTTAATGTTAATGGCAATGAAGAAAAAACTGTTGGTATTCCTATTAGCTCAAATAATAGAAAGAAAGCGGAACTTACAGAGGTTGGAATTGAAAATCCAGTTTCTAAAAATTATGTTTTATGTAGAGAAACTGGAGTTACTGAATTAAATGGAAGTGATTATGAGGGTATAATAAAAATAGAAGATTTGACTGGTAAATTAAATGATTTAATAACCGAATTTGATACTCATACTCATAGCGGAGTTCAAACAGGTGGTGGCGTTAGTGGCGTTCCTGTAACCCCTGCAACTGCTTTTAATAAATCAGATTATGAAAATGAAAGTGTTAAACACGGATTTACAAGTGTTGCAAGCACACCAAGCGGTAGCGGTAACGGAATTTTAAATTTAAATGGATTAACCGCACAAGTTCAATCATTTGCAGTAGGGATAGTAGGAAGTGATTTTAATATTTCAAGTTCGGTAAGTACTCATACCTTTAATTTACCGACTGCTAGTGCGGTAAACAGAGGAGCGTTGAGTTCTGCTGACTGGACTACTTTCAATAATAAACTTTCAAATATTAGCGGACAAGACCATAGTACTTTAATTAATTTAGATTTTGCAAGTGCGGGGCATACTGGATTTGAAAAGGCATTAACTTTTTCTACGGGACTAACCCGCACAGGCGATACAATAACAACAGATGACACTCAAATAGTTCATAACAATTTAAGTGGTAAACAAGGTGGAGTAGCAGGACAATATTTTCATTTAACAAACGCACAACATACTATCGCAACACAGCAGGCTACTACAAGTCAAGACGGCTATTTACTATCAAGCGATTGGAATATTTTTAATAATAAACTATCTGTAGAAACAGACCCTATATTTACCGCATCGCCTGCATTTGGAATTACAAGCGGAGATATAACAAACTGGGACACTGCATATGGGTGGGGAGACCATTCTACTGAAGGATATTTAAAAAACATAGTAGAAGATACAACCCCTCAACTTGGCGGTGATTTAGATACAAACTCAAACGACATTAAATTTTTAGATAATGATAAAGCAATATTTGGAACTGGTTTAGATTTTGAAATTTACCACGATGGAAATGATACTATTTTTAGGAATTTACTACAGGATAAGGACACAGTTTTTAATGTTAATTTAGGTGGCGTTGATACGGAAGCGGTGAGGGTATCAGGTAGTAATGGTTATTTTGGAATAGGAACTTCGGACCCACAACAACAATTACATCTAGCCAAAGAAGGTGCTAATGGTGGTATTTGGTTTCAAGTTCACAGCAACACAGGCACAAATCACGGTATATTTAATTTTAATAGGGCAAGGGGAACACTAGCATCACCAACAGCAGTACAAAGTGGAGACAATCTAGGAAGTTTTAGATTTAACGGACACGACGGAACTGCAATAGGGGCAGGTTCTCAAATTATTGGGAGAGCATCAGAAAATTGGTCAGTGGGAAATCACGGGTCAGATTTAAATTTCTTTACAGTGGCAAATGGGGCTACTACAACAACACAACGAATGATTATAGGAAATGACGGAATTTTAAATTTATTAGAAAATCCTATAGATAATGTTGGCAATATAACTCACGATGATGCAACTGCAAGTGATTGGATATTTAGAAATTCAAATTTAGATAAATTTACTAGATTTTTTGGTAATGACGGGGGATTAGATACAGAATTATTAACACTTGATTATGCTAACCGTAGTATAGGAATAAATCAGCCAAATCCTACTAAAAAACTGCATATAACTGATGCAGTTACAGCAAATTCAGTCTGGGAACGAACAGGTGGAACTATATTTACACTCACAGCAGGTTCACTTTATGGATTTATTGGAACACAGACAGATAACCAGTGTCGCTTATTAGTTAATGATACCCCTGTAATGAGATTAGGAGTTTCAACAAATAATTACAATATCTCTGTGGGTAATTTTGACGCAGATGAAAAATTACAAGTAGATGGAAATATATCACTAAAAGATGATAACTACAAAGCAATTTTTGGAACAGGCAAAGATGGAGAGATTTTTGTAGATAGTAATGATGACTTTAATATTAAAAATGTAACACAAGATAAAGATATTATTTTTAATGTTAATTACAGTGGCGTTGATACTAAAAGATTTCAATTATTTGGAGATGATACTTCTCAAGCAGTTACTATTTTTGGAAATGGTTTAAAAATACAAGGCGGTGCATTTACTTGGATAGACGAAGCAAGCGGAGCTAATGCGCGAGGTGAAGTATATTCAGATAGTGCTACTCAAAACGCAGGTTTTTTATTTATTAAAGGCAGGGGAACAGAGGCTAGCCCAGCTGCAATTCAAAGTGGAGATTTAATTTCTAGACATTCATTTTCAGGATACTATGACGGTTCAAACAGATTTACCGCATTACGAACAGAATATGAAGCAACTGAAAACTGGAGTAGTGGAAATAATGGTGCTAGAATGTCTTTCTTTACTACACAAAATGGAACTAGCATATTAAAAAATAATCTAACAATAGAAAATGATGGCGGTGTTTTTATGCATACTCTAAAATCAGGAGCAACGGCAGCAGGAGCTGGAGCTTCAAGTAAAGAGTTATGGATAACTAGTGGACACGCTACATTACCTGACGGAGTTTTAAATATAGCACCTTAAAGGAGAGTAAATATGGCATTACAATTAGATTATGTTTTAAACATTTCAAGCGAACCAAAAACGGTTTATGCAAAAATAGAGCAGGCAAATACTATCGCTAAAAAAGAAATAATAGACGAAGATATTGGTGAGTATGTAGAGACTTTAAAAACATATATGAGAGTTAGTTTTTATAATTCTCAAGCAGATAGAATAGCAGAAAAGAACCCTATAGAAAGGAAGTCATTTATATTTGAAAATCAAGCAATATCAAGTTTAGCGAGTTCATACACCTTACTAAAAACTCACGCTGATTTTACAAACGCAATAGATGTATAAAAGGAGACAAACAAAATGATTAACAAAGAAAAAAAACAGGAAGTTAATAAACAAAACGAACAAGTAGTAGATGCTTATATAATACCAAAAGAAATATATATAAAGGTTTTAAGAATAGTAGGCAAAGCACCTTCTGAAATTTCAGATGGTATTTATACTTTTCTAAAAAATCAAAATACTACAAAAATAACTTTATTAAAAGATAAAAATATTAAGGATAAAGAAAATAAAAAATGAGCGTTGATTTAAAATTAACAAAAGATAGTGAAGGAACTTACGATATTGGATTTCAAGCTAATGGTGATTTTGAATTAGAAGAGGGATTTGATACTGCTATTTTAATGTCTCTATTTCAAAATAAACGGCTTGACGAAAGCGAACAACCTATTCCCCAATATCGTGGGGGTTGGTGGGGTAATTTATTAAATAATGATGAAAATTATCAAATAGGTTCAAAACTGTGGGCTTTAGATGGGCGTAGAACTACAAACACTTTAAATCAAGCTATAGATTTTGCAAGAGATTGTTTACAGTGGTTTATTGATAACGGACTTTTGCAAGACATAAATGTAACAGGAGAATTTAAAACAAACGGAATTACTTTAGAAATAACTTTGATTAGATTTAACAATAAAAGCGAAACATTATTTTTTGATTTATGGGAAAATACAGATTTGATATAGGGAGATAATTAATGGCGATACAAGTACCTGAAAACAGAAAAGAAGTATCTGATAGAATTAAAACTGATGTGCAAAATAATTTACCACAATCTAATCCATTTTTAAAAAATAGTTGGATTGCTGCTTTAATACAGGGTTTTGCAGGTAGAATTTACGATATTTATTATCAAATTAAAAAACTTTTATTTCCAAATTTATTTATAAATACAGCGACTTTAACAGAAACTATAGAACGCTGGGCTGACATTTACGGCATTGTTAGAAACTCGGCAACGCAGGCAGAGGGTAATATTACAGCCACAGGTATAGCTAGTACTGTAATACCTGATAATACCGAATTTCAAAGCACTGACGGCATTGTTTTAAAAACTCAAGGTAGTGTTACGATAACAGCACAAAGTATTTCTATTAGTAGTTTAACACGAGTAGGAACTACTGTAACCGCCACTAGTGCAAGTAACCACCCTTTGGCAACAGGCGTATCGGTAACAATATCGGGTGCGGTTGAAACAGATTATAATGGAACTTTTGAAATAGTAGTAAATGGATTAAATACTTTTACTTATGAAATTACAGCAACACCAACAAGTCCAGCAACAGGAACTATTTTAGCAGGATTTACTATTGCTGATTTATCTGTAAAAACAGATGACTTCGGGCAGTCTGCAAACTTATTAAATGGCGATACTGTTACAGTAACTACCCCAATTGTAGGAATGACTAGTGAGGCAGTAGTGCAATATGGCGAAGTAGGAGGTGGAACTGATATTGAAACAGATGCTAGTTTACAGGATAGAGTTTTATTTAAAATACAAAATCCAACAAGTCATTTTAACTCTGCAAGTATAACATTAAAAGCAAAAGAAGTTAGCGGTGTTACAAATGTTTGGATATTTGAAGCTACCCCAAGTGCGGGTAAAGTTGAGATTTATTTTGCTAGATATAATGATGTAGACCCAATACCAAGTGGAGCGGAAGTTACCGAAGTAAAGAATAAAATTTTAGAAATTAAACCAGCTCATACTCCAGATAGTTATGTGATAGTACAAGCACCTACAGCGGTAACTGTTGATTTTACTTTTACAGCTTTAAGCCCAAATACTACAAGTATGCAAAATTCTATTAATACAAGTTTACAACAATTTTTTAGAGAAGAAGTTAATGTGGGTGAAAATATTACACAGGATAAATATCGCTCTGCGATACAAAATACGATAGATAATGAAACAGGAGAAAAGGTTACAAGTTTTACATTATCTACCCCTACAACAGATATAAGTATTACAGGCGGGCAATTAGGTATTTTAGGGACTGTAACTTTTTAAAGGGATAAATTAAATGGCATTTTTTAAAGTAAGAAATAGCGACCAACAAACAAATGTAAAAGCACAGTATATGCCAAATGGCTTAATATGGCAGGCAAAGCAAAAAGCAGGTAGTAATTTTAGAAATTTACTTGCTGGTTTATGTGTTGAAATTGTAAGAATGGAAAACTTGCAAAATGAAATATACAAAGAAATGAACCCAACTGAAACAGTTGCTTTATTAAGCGAATGGGAGGCATTAGTAGGAATACCTGATGATTGTTTTCCTTTAGCTGATACCATAGATGAGAGGCGAAGTAATTTAATTTTTAAATTAACAGCTTCTATGAATGGTACTAAAGAAGACTTTGAAAATTTAGCAAGTGTATTAGGTTTAACTGTAAAGGTTAAAACTGGAGTAGAAGAGATTACATTTCCCTTAACCTTTCCTATACCTATGATAGGCACTTTAGAAGAGGCTGGATTTGTAATGATAGTAGATTTTATAGGAGTGCCATTACCTAATAGTTTTCCATTAACATTTCCTATAACTTTTACAGCTGACCCGACAACTGCGGTTAGATGTTTATTTGATAGGTTAAAACCTGCAAATGTTTCAATAATTTATAGATATAAATAAATAAGGAGAATAATAATATGGATAATGTACCAGTAAAAAGCACAGGAAATCAATTATCTGCTGTTGAGTGGAACTCTAATCAAACGGAAAATGAAAATATAGTAACTTCAACAGGAGATAGTTTAGGTGGAGATAATTTTCAACTCTCAAGAGCTACTGCAACTTATGCGAGTGGAGCAGATTATTATACAGAGAGTGGAATAGCAGATGCTTATATTGCTTCACCAGTTGGAAGTAAACTTGCACCTCATACTTATTTTACAGGGATGCGAGTAAGATTTAGAACTGCCAACGCAAATACGGGAGCAAGTACTATTAATGTAAATTCTTTAGGTGTTAAAAATATCAAAAAAGCAGACGGCTCAAATGACCCCGATGCAGATGATATAAATGTAAGAGGTGATACTGTTTTAGTTTATGACGGAGCTAACTTTAGATTGCCATTAAAAGAATTAAATTTACCTACTTTGCATTTAAGTATTTTTACTGAAAATGATAGTGGTGATTTGCAAAAAGATATTTTATTTAAAGCAGGAAAAGCAAGAGATATATTAGATACTTTTGATATTGTTTTATCTGCAAATATGGTTAAACAACTTGATAGCGTATGGGTTGCGGGCACAGGCAACGGAGGCAGAGCAAGCGGAGTTGCATTATCTGCTGATACTACTTATCATATGTTTGTAATTTCAAAACCTGATGGCACTACCGATTGCGGATTTGATACTGCTGTAAATGCAACAAATCTTTTAGCCGATGCAACTGGATATACTAAATATCGCAGGGTTGGGAGCGGAAAAACTGATGGCAGTTCTAATTGGATTGGATATACACAACTTGGGAATTGGTTTACTTACAAAGTTAGACATATAGATTTGTCAACAACTACCCCTTCAACAGCTAGGACAGCCCTTCCATTAACTTTGCCTACTGGTTTAAAATTAATGGTTAATGTAAATTTAGGTATAGATGATAGTGGAAGTTTAACTATTATGGTTTCAAGCGACGGTTATGAAGATTTTGCAGTTTTAGAAATTGGAACATTAGCAGCAACTGCAACTAGAAATATTAAAGCTTTAGCCACTGGAGACCATAACGAATTGCAATTATTAACTGATACTAGCGGTCAAATTTATTATAGAGCAAGTCAAGCCACTGCAGATGCCTTTGTCATAATAACATTGGGATTTTATGACCCATTTATAGCATAGTAAAAGGAGACAAAAAATAATGTATATAACTAGAAATAAAACTACAAAAAAAATGACTGGATTTGCAAAACGCATTCCAAAAATATTTGATGACAAAAAAGGTAAATATGTGCCTGATAAAAACTATGAAAAGATAGACCAAAAATCAAAAGAGTTACAAGATTTTTTAAATGGTACTGGCGATTATGAAAAACCTAAAAAACCAAATTATGATATAGAAAAACAGTTTGAAATACTAGAAAATGAAATACCTGCTTTAAAAAAATATCGTAAATCGGTAAGGGAGGATAATTAATTATGGCAACAAGAGATGATAGTAGTTACACACAAGATAGAATTTTTAAATATACTGGAGTTAAAATATTAAGCGGGCAGACTGAAAGTGAAGCAATAGATTGTCTGGGTGGTGTTTTAGTAGGAATTAAAACTCCGTCTGCTTTAACAGGCACTTCATTTACTGTAAAAGTATCTGATGACGGGGTTTCTTATGTAGATTATTATAATGCTTTGGGTGCAAAAGTAACTATAACAGCAGGTGTAGATAGGCGTATAGGCATAGAGCCTGTTGATTTTGCAGGTATACAAAAAATAAAACTTGTTTCAAGTAGTGCAGAAGCAGCAGAAAGAGAACTTACTTTGTTTTTGAGAGGTATGTAATATGCCATTATTAAATTGTTTATTATGCGGTGGTGGGGATAGACCATTTTCACAGCAAAGTATATCAGGTGCTACCGATACTATTGACCCAACACTTGTAAATATAGAGTTAGTAGTTTCAAGCCCTACCACAATGACATCTACCCCTACTATTGCAAATGGAATTTATGATAATCAGCAGGTAATTATAAGGGGTAGTAATAACACTAATACTATTACATTGCAAAGTGTAACTAATTTAGGCGGTAGTAATTTATTTATGGACGGTGGAGTAGATATTGTTTTAGGCGAAAATGATTATATAGTTTTTCGTTGGAATAATACTACATCTAATTGGTGCGAGCAATCAAGGAGCGTAAATTCTTAATTTTAGGAGATAAAAATAAATGTCTCAATATGATAAAACAATGAGTAAATTTAACTCTACTGATACATCGGTAGGGTCTAGTATCGGCACAAAAGATATTAAATCAACAGCAGGATTTAATAATAATGGGTTCGTGCAAGACGATTTAGAAGTATGGATTAAAGATGCTTCTGCTGTTAGCGGTTCAAAACTTACAAGAATAAATGATTTAAACTCTGTGTATGAAACTTTAGGAGATGCTGGAGACCAAATATTATTCGGTTCACCAGTACAATGTTGGGGAATATATAGTTCATTATTAACAGCTAAAAGTAACGAGCAATATATAGGTAAATATTATAGCTCAAGTTTAGCTGATTTAAAAGAAACTACATATATGAGTGTTGTGGATGAGTTTTTAAATCAAAATAAAACTAATGTATTTGAGGCTTTAGTTTCAAATAACATTACAATGAATAAAAAAATAAGACTTGACTGGATGTCAAATACACCAAGTGGAATTTTAGATAAAATACCAGCAACTAATGATGGCGTTAATAGATATTGGTGGGCGTTAGAAGTCCCTGTCGGTGGACTTACAACTACTCCAAGACTTATTGATACTGCGTATAGAGGTAGTGGATTATCTAAAATAGAATATAATCAACAGGATGTTTATTGGGGTAATGCTAGATTACAAGACCAAAAAAATATTAATACTGATAATATTAGAACTCCCTCAGGTACGCCTGTTGTAAGCATTGATATAACATCTACGCAAGTACAATTAGTTTACAATATGAGAAGTGCTTTAAATGATAATGTTGTATTTAGGTGGCAATTACCTGTAGGTATAGATACATCAACTCCTATAGATATTGACTTTAGTTACATAGCTAATGCTGCTATAAATACTGCCGATATAAATATTGATATTAAAAAATTAACACAAGGTAGTATCGTAGGAGCAGGTGAAACATCTGATTTAAATCAAACGGAAAACATAAATATAACTGCAGGAAACACAATAAATTTATGTCATAATTTAGCAACTGATTTTGATATATCGGATATGAAACCATTTGATATTTTATCAATTGAAGTAATAAGAACCGATAGTAATGGTGGTAGTTTTTATCCGTTACATTCTTGTATCAAACATACTCTATTTAAAATGGGGAAGTTTAGCTAATGTTACAAAGATTATTAACTTCAAGTTATAGTAATAGTGCTATAACAATTACATTGGCAGACGATGAGAGTGTTACTTTACCCCCTAGTAAAATAGGCAGAGGGTGGTTAATGGTAGGTGATGACGAGGAGTATTCAGATTTTAGATTTTCACAGAATGCAACAGTAACATTATTTTCAAGTTCTGCTAATGTAATAAATTCAGATACAGATACTAACTTTTGTATTTTCGGTAGTGCTAATTCTGTGGTGTTAAAAAATAGACTTGGAGCTACTAAAGTTATAAAATATTTCTATTGGGTGTGAGGATAAAAAAATGACTTTTGAAAATGTTATTGGAGTTTTAAGAAAACCGATAAAGTTTTCTAGTATAACAAATTGGCTATTTAATAGAAAAGTAGGATTTAGAGAAGACGGCACTATAAGAAGTTGCGGTAGGGAATGTTATATTAACGGACAATGGAATAAAATTTGTACTAAATATTTAACAGGAATGACAGGCACAAGTACTACTACTTTAGTACCTCACGGCATAAATAAAACAGATATATTGAGTGTAGAATGTGCTATAGATGACGGCATTAAATTTTGTAAATCAGAGTATAATTTAGTTCCTTCTACTTCAAATGGATTTAATTATGGTTGGGATAATACCCATATAATCATAGATAATATAGGGAATATTTTTAAAGGAAAGGATTATAAAATAAAAATAGAGTATAAGAATGGCAGTTAGTTTTTTAGCAGTAGAAGTAAAAATTAAAATACTCTTGCTTTTTGCTGATTGAGTTATGAGCTGAAAGTAAGGGAAGGAGATAAGAAAATGGCAGATGAAATAAAAGGATTAAAAGAGCATATAGAATGGCAAACAAAAGCTATAAAAGCTATTGCTGAAGCTCTTAAATTAAAGGGGTTTGATGTAAAGATTTCTGAACCACCTGAACCCCCTCCACCGCCAAACTAAAATTATGATATTAATATTGCATATTACAGCGATTATATTAAAAAGTTTGCATACATTTTTTGATGGTGCAAGAATACAATGGTTTTTATTGGTAATAAATAGAAATACCATTATACTTTTTTTAGCTTTAGCTTCTTATCTTTTGCTAAAAGCTTTATATAGTCGCTGTATGCAATTTAATAAACATATAGATGTAAAAGTCAAAAACATACATTCTGATTTTTTATTTAATTTAAAAAGAATAGTTAATTTAAGTAGATTAGCTTTTGAATTTTGGCTTGTTTCTTTTATTTTCTCTAATACGGATTTAATCCTTTCTTACTTTAAAATACAGATTTTTGCAATACTTTTGATTGCAGAACTTATACCTTATATTTATATTTTTATAAGGGCTAATAAAGAAATTATAAAATGGTTAAGGGGATTATAAAAATGTGTGCTGCTAAAGAATATGTAAAGAAAAACGGATTTAATATAAAAGCGATAATTAGTTTAATTGTAATAAGTAGTTTTGTTGTAAGTTGTTTTATGGCAATTGCTTTTTTTATATTTAACGCTCAAGGAGCTAATAAGAGAAGCAGAGAAAATAAAACTGAAATTTCCACCTTAAAACTAGATTTTAAAGAAGTTAAAGTAAAACAAGAAAATTTTGGAACTCAACAAACTAATATGTATGAAGATGTAAAAGAAATTCAAAAAGATATTAAGAGCCTTTTGAGAAGATAAAATTTAGTATAATAAAATTATGAATTTATTTATAACTTCAAAAAGTCCTAAAAAATCTGCTAAATTTTTATCACAAGATAGATTAAGATTAAATAAGCAAATATTAGAATGCAATCAAATTTTAGCTACAGCATTGCATTTAAACGGAGCAGATAAGCGTTTTATGCCATATAAGAAAAATGGCGATAGATATAAACCTACTCACGAAAAACACCCTATTTGCAAATGGGTAGCAAGTAGTTTAGATAATTTTATGTGGGCTTTAGAATTTATGAACGAACTTTGTAAATACAACCTAAAACACGCTTGCAAAGCTAATATTCCATTACTTTCTTTTACAGGAAATTGTTTTATTAAATCAAATGGCTTTAATGGATTTGAAAACTGCACTCCATATAAAGATTTACCAGTGTTTAATGCGTATAAAAAACACTTGGCGGATAAATGGAAAAAATGAAAAACTACAAAAAATAGTATAATAAAACAGTATGATTATAACCCCACATTTCAAGTATAAAGAATTAGTACATACAGACCACACTCAATTTAAACAACAAAATTACGAGCAGGGAAAGGCTTTTATAGGAAATATGCGTATGCTTTCCTATTTCTATTTAGAGCCTATACGGGCTAGATATGGCGTTCCTATTGATATAACAAGTTGCTTTAGGTGTTTAGATTTAAACAGATTTATTAAAAGTAAGGATAGTAGCCAACATCCAAAATGCGAGGCAGTTGATTTTAGGGTTAGAAAAACCGAAAGCAAAAAAGTATTTGATTATATCCAATTAAAAGAATGCTTTAAGTGGGGACAGTTGATTTTATATCCCGATGATAATTTTATACATTTAAGTTTTCCAACTTTGGAAGAAAATATGCAAGTAAAGATATTTGAAAATGGGAAGTATACTAGATTGTGATAAACGCATTTTTTGCGTATATTTAGCTGTTTTTTACGGAAAATATGCAAAAAACAACAAGATAAACGCATTTTTAGGTTATTTAATGTAATATTAAGGAGAATAAATTAATGTTTTTAGGATTACCGATAATCAAAGATATTTTTGGTGCTGTATCAAAAGTAGCAGATAAGCTAATACCTGACAAAAATAAAAGAGAACAATTTAAAGCTGTATTAAATGAAAAGTTATTGGAATTACAATTCAAAATAACAGATATTATGGCAAACGAAACAAATGGGAATTGGTTTCAAAGAAGTTGGAGACCATTAACCGCTTTAATTTTTGTTTTTATAATTGTAAATGCAAAATTAATTTCTCCATATTTGAGAGCATTTTTTCCCGAAATACCACAGTTTGAAATAAGCCCTACAGAGTGGGGTTTGTATACTGCATTCTTAACATCGTATGGCATAGGTAGAAGTTACGAAAAATCAAAAAAGAAAGAATAATAAAGGAGGTAAAATAAATGATAACTTTTGATATAAAAAAACTAATTGAGAAGGGTATTAAAGGTTTTTTGAAAGGTTATATTACTGCTTTTGCTGGAATAAAGATTGTTGAAAGTTCTTTAACATCAGCTAATATAACAGAAGACCAATTGCTTGCGTTAATTGCAGGCGGTGCGTTAGCAGTATTTGATATGTTGCGAAACTGGCTTAAAATAAAGTTTCCAAAAGTATTTGGCTGGCTTTAATAGTTGCTGGCATTCTCACTTCTACGCATAGTCAAGTGAGTTAACCCCGTAGGAATATAAAAAAAACCTACGGGGATTTAAAAAATGGCAACTATATAGTTATTTGACCCAAAAAAAATTAATAGGTATTAACATATCCACTAACTTCCATATTTCCATAGGTGTTTATAGAAGAATTACCGAAGTAGAACTTAATTAAAACCAATACAAGCATAAGCAACGCTATAAAAATTAGGCATTCTTTAATAATTTTGTATATTTTCAAAAACTTATTCATAATTATTTTTCCTTTTTATCGTGTTCTATTTGTTTTGGCTTAACTGCTTCTAGTATATTCAAATGTTGCTTTTGTGATATTTTTTGTCTCTTTACTTTTTCTATCAAATATTTTGGAAATTTTTTATATATATATTCAAATGAAAACCAATTTCTAAATTCAGGCAATGATTTATCAGGATACGCCCACGCTGGTTGTGGGTTACTATCTGATTGAGGATAATATTCTGGATAGTTATGTTCGTATGGTGTTCTTTCTCCATATTTTGAGTTTAGTTTTTTTTCTTTCCAATATTTACCCCAATTTATACCTACACTTAAATCTGGTATAGTTTTGTCATTCACAATTACACTTCCCCTTATAAGCGTAACTATCAAGCCATTCATTTCCCTAAAAACACTAAAAAATCCGTTTGGAACTTTATCAAAATTTAAATCAACTCTATCTAAAAAATATTTCCACTGATTTAATTTTTCAGTTTGGTATACATATCCTACTTTATTGTAAATATATTGTCTAAACGATATTCTTGCTAATATTCTGTAATTTTGTATTTCTTCTTTTCTAGGTTCTGCGTCCTCATATGCAAAATATTCTAACAATGCCATACATACTGCTTCAGGATAAGCATTATATTTGGGATTTATATACTTAACTAGCCAAAAAAACTAAAAAACACTTGACTAGCCATTATTTTTATGTTACGATATGTTTATATTAGGAGGATACATATTATGATTAAATTTAGTCTAATTGAATTTTTTAAGAAGTTTCCAAGTGAAGAGGATGCCACACTTTATTTTGAAAAATTAAGATGGGGAAATGATATTACTTGTCCTTATTGTAAAAGCAAGTCTATATCAGAATGTGTAAGGCCAATGCCATATAGATGTCGTGATTGTCGCAAACATTTTAGTGTTAGGGTTGGAACTATACTATCAGAGTCAAAATTACCACTTCAAAAATGGTTATTGGCCATATACATACTTACTAATTCTAAAAAGGGTATTTCTTCAATTCAGTTGGCCGAGTATTTAGAAACTACTCAAAAAACAGCTTGGTTTTTAGCTCATAGAATAAGGGAAACTTGGTTGCAAGAAAATGATAAACTTGATGGAGTTATTGAAATTGACGAAACATACATTGGGGGAAAAGAGGGCAATAAACATCAGAACAAGAAAACATTAAATACACAGGGTAGAAGTACAAAAACAAAAATGGCTATACTTGGAGCACTAGAAAGACGAGGAAAAATAAAGGCCAAGATAGTAAATAATACAAATGAAACTACTATAAATTACTTTGCTAATAATAATATTAAAAAATCTGCAATACTTAATACTGATGAGTATAGAAGTTATAATCAACTTAAAAATCAGGGTTTTATACACAAAAGAGTAAAACATTCAGTAAAAGAATATGTATATGGCCAATATCATACAAATGGAATAGAAAGTTTTTGGGCTTTGTTAAAAAGAGGGTATTATGGAATTTATCATCATATGAGTTCAAAACATTTACAGAGATATATAGATGAGTTTTCTAACAGGCATAATATGATAGAAACCTCTGGAATTGATAAAATAAAAGTCACATTTAATAAGGGTATAGGTAAGAAACTAACCTATAGGGAGCTAATAAATGACAAAAAAAAAGAAAATTATAGAACCAATTAAAGCATCATCTGAAGATGTTGTAAAAGCTATTGTTGATGTGGGTAAATCAATGGAAGAAAAAAAATATCCAAGAGCTTTAACTAGTGATGGTGTTATATCTCCTATCATTAAAGCAGAATGTTGGATATTAGATAATGGTAAATATATAGTTCGTGGCCGTGGTTTTATTAGAACATTAACAGGGGTTGAGGATGACAAGAAATTATCAGGCCAAAGATTTAAAAGACTGTTAAATAGTAAAGCATTGTGCAATATTTTATCAGAAGAATTAAGAAACAAGCTAAGTATTCCAATTGATTTTTACACAAAAAAAGGGAAAATGGAGTGGGGATATGATGCTACGGCTTTACCACAAATGGCAAAGGATTTTTGGAAAGCATACCTAACTAAAAAAATAAAAGAGGGAGATACCTACTTTTATGAGGCCAAAAATTCGGAAAAATTAGTTAACGCTTTCTTAAATTTAAGCATTACCACTCATATAGAACAAATTACAGGATTTAACCCAAAGGCAAGAGAATTTGCCGAGGCATTTTTTAGAGAAAATTTTGTCAGAGAATTACCATCAGGCCAAAAAAGGAAATTTGAATATATTGGTTTCTTTGATGGTATGTATAAAATATATGGTCTTATTAGAAAAAAAGATAAACCTTGGCAAAATCCTTCCTTTTTTGGAAAATTTATAAACAAATATATATATACTCCACTAGATGTTATAGTTACTAATGGAAAAATAAAAACAAGGGATATATTAAGAAAACAATTAAAAGAAAAAAGAGGTAAAAGCGGAAGAACTTTATATTCTTTTATACAAGAAAAGGGAGAGGCCAAGTTTTTTGGCCATCTTGGTATGCTCACACATCTTATGAAAGTTTCTGATAACAAAGATGAATTTGATGAGTTATTTAACCAGTTTTTTACAAATTTATTACCAACGAAAGATTTATTTGAGAAAGAGCATAGACGGGATGTTTTTAGTAGGATTATAAATAAAAAGGGACAATAGATATTTATCAATTTAGTAATGTAAATTTAAACTTTGGCTAGTTAAGTATATAAATCCCTTATATTTAATACCTTTTTTTGTTACTGATATAAAAAGATGCTCGCCATTGTAATTTGTATCTCTCAATATTTGTTTAATTTTTATAGTTCTAGTGTTGTCATCTCTACCGTCCCATTCTTTATTAACCCTGTATAGAGTTTTTCTATGTACTCCACAAATTTTAGCAAGACCAGTCTCTGTTAAATAAGGTATTCCATTTTCTAATACTCCCATTATTATACCATCTACATCTTTTTCTACATCCACTATAAAAGAAAACTCGTCTTGACCTGCGCCCAAATTCGGTGTTTTGCGGGTGTTTTTAATTAATTTCCCCTCTGAAACAATGGGTGCGCCCAGTTCGCTTTTTTTCACTCTAGCAACACGATTTAAAAATTCTTCAAATTTTTTTTTCTTATCCATTTATAAGCTCCTTATACTGTAATCTCTTACCACTTGTTAAACTAAAAAACTCATTTATCCGTTCCTGTATACTGTAACCCCTTGTATTCCAACGAAAACAAAACATATCGGCATATTTTTGTATATGCTTTTTACTAGCAGAGTGATATATTCCATTTATTGTTCTTTTAAAATGAGCAAATGAACCCTCTATATTATTTGTAGTAATCCCGCCTTTGCCTACATACTCTTTAAAGGTATGGTTAACTATTTTTCTTTTATCTTTTGGTAAGAACTTATATATAGGGCTTTCGTCTGTATGTATTATAGCATTATCAGATATATTACTTTCAATAATTGGCTTTACATTGCCTTTAGTGGCTTTCTCTATGCTTTGATATTTAATACTGCCTTTTTTCTCTACCATACCCAGTATGGGCTTTTTATCGCCTAATATGGTGTTATATTCTTTGGTGCGTTTGTTTTTATGCTTGTTTGTTTCCTTACCGCCTATATATGTTTCGTCAACCTCTACAATGCCTTTTAACGGCTTTTTAAATGAATTACTATCTACCGCATATCTTAACCTTTGTAAGATATACCACGCTGTTTTTTGTGTTACTTTAATGTCTTTTGAAAGCTGTAAACTGGATATACCCTTTTTATGTGAAGTCATTAAATAGATTGCCATAAACCATTTTTTTAATGAAATTTTACTATCTTCAAATATAGTGCCTATTTTAACACCAAACTTTTTTCTACACTCCGCACATTTATGAGTTTTATTATTAGAAAAATGATAGATTTTTTTACTGTTACAAAACGGACAGTAAAAACCATCTTTGTATATTATTGCAGTGAGATATTTTATACACTTTAATTCGGTATCAAAGGTATTTATTACTTCTAAAAAACTGTTAAATTTTTTCATTTTTATAGCTCCCTTACTCTTAACTAAATATATTATATCTTAATTAGCTGGGTCTGTAAAGTATATAGTTTCCTTGTTTTATATAAAACTAGCACTTGACATATATAAGGTATATGTGTAGTATATATGTATAGTTATTTTAAAATAACACTTGACAAGAAATAAAAAAACATTTAAAATATTAGTGTAGTAAGAAAGTAATAAAAAAACTGAAACCAAAAGGAGAAAATAAAATGAAAGTAAAAATTTTATATAGATATCGCGACTTGGAATTGAATTACTATAAACTTGAAAGCATTATTACAAATAGTCGGTATAAAACTATCTATGAAACTCAAATAAACCTGTTTAAAATACTACCAAAAAAAATATTGGAATTACCAAAGCTATTCATACGGGATATTGTGAAAATAAAATGAAAAAAATAACAATAATAATAGCTATTATATTTTGTGTTTGTTTTTCACAAGCTAAAAATATAATTAGCTTAAATGTAGGTGGTGCAATCCCTGTAAGTTGGGATTACGGAAGTGCTTTTTATGCAGGTTTTTCGCAAGGTTATAGTATCTCAAAGTATTTTAATTTAGGGTTTGATTTATCTTATAACTTTAACCATAGACAGTATGAAAATAATCTAAAAAGAGAAATTAAAATATTAAATTTAATTCCTTATGTAGAATATAATTTGTCTATTAACAGGCATTTAATATATTCATATTTTGGTTTTGGAATTAGTTTTATAAATATGGACGATGATACTACTATACCCGACATAGATGATATGACTAAACGATATTTTACTGGCATTTTTGGAATAGGGTATATGTATCAATGGTTAGAGAATATATACATAGGTTTTGATTTAAGATACCAACATATATTTCAAAGCGGTGGTATAAAGAATAATATTATACCGACTGCTAAAATATCTTATATTTTTTAACAATTTTACAATCTTCCACTGGGGCATCTGATGAAGTGAGGCATCGGAAGAAAGTAAAAAAAAGGAGTAACTCAATGAGTGAAACGAAAAAAAAAGACTATAAAACAAAAAACATCGCAAAAATGTCTCATCGTGAAATATACGATGAGATAAATTCCTGCATAGAACAAGAGGATTATGACCTTGTTAAAATGTGGGAAAATGTATTATTTTTGCGAGGTGTCCAGTTGTTGTTTAAACTTATGATAGGAACAGTTATAGCAGTTGTTATAATTGGAGTATTACTTATCGTAAGGTAGTCTGAACCTGTCCGCTCGCACAAACGGGCGGGCAGTTATATTATACTAAATTAAGAGAGGTTTAAAAAAATGAAAGAAAAAACAAAACTTGTAAATTGTCCAGACTGTAATAAAATGGTTTCTAAAAATTCAAAAGCTTGTATACATTGTGGTAGAAAATTTGATGCCATAGATAGAATGGCTTTTGATAAAGGCTTAAATGTTGATGTTTTAAGAAAACAAAATAAAAGACTTGCTTATGGTGGTAGTTTTTTATTTATAGGAATAATATTTTTAATATTATTTTTCCCTTTAGGTATTTTGTTTTTACTTATAGGCATAGTATGGGTTATAGTAGCAACTATAATTAATCTTACTGAAAAAAAGGAGACTGAAAAATGACAGAAAAACAAATAATAAAAGGTAAGATTTTAAGTTCGATACCGTCAATAGCATTTTATTGTAAAAATAGAACTAGCAAGTATTTAACTTTTAATGCTAATTTTTCAAGATTGATTTCATATGAAAACTATGTAGATATTTTTATCAATGGAAACATTCTTAAACTAAAATTTAGTAAAAAGGAAAATACAAATAGCTATAAAATTAATAAAAGTAGTCTGAATTATTTCATATCTGCTAACAATATTTTAAATCAAATAGACATACCTCTGTGTGAAAAAAGATTTAAGGTAGAATATTTAAATGATAATATTTATACGGCTGATTTAAGTAAGGCTTTAGAATAATAAAATTACCGATATTAAAATAAATAACATTTGACAAGCAATTTTAATTAAGTTAGAATTGTGGGGTAGTAAATTTGGAACGAGGATAACAAGTAATGCAAACCGACAGATATAACCAACTAACAAATAGACACATAGCTAAACTACTTGATGCTATCAAGGAAGTTATGCCTTTGCATACTGTAATTGCTGATAAAGTTAAATCCGAATTCCATTACCTGAAAGAAGATATTTTAAAAGAGGTAAAGGAAAATGGCAAAAAGATTTATTGACACAAAACTATTTAAAGACAGTTGGTTTTCTAACCTTTCAAAAGATGCAAAACTATTATATATCTATTTAATAACAAACTGCGACCACGCAGGAATAATTGATTTTAACGCAAAACTTATAGATTTTGAAACAGAAATCAAGGGTTCAGCAAGAGTTAGGCAAGAGTTAGGCAAGTGTTTAATACACTTGAGAGATAACTACTTTTTTATAGTAAAATTTCCTAACTATCAATATAAAGACTTTTCAGAGGGAAACAATAATATAAAAAGTAGTGTAATTAAACGCTTAAATGAGTTTAACTTATTAGATGAAAATTCAAGGGTTAAGCAAGGGTTAGGCAACAGTTCCCCAACTGTTATGGATATGGTTAAGGATAAAGAAAAGGATAAGGATAAGATAAAAGATAAAGATAATGTTAATATAAATGTTAAAGCTAAAAGTAACAACTTATCTTTTGTTGACGATAAATTTTTACCTACTATTAAAAAATGGCTTGATTATAAAAAATCTAAAAATCAAACATACAAGAACGAACATAGTTTAAAAGCACTTTATAACAAGATTTTAGAACTTTCGGGCAATAATGCAGATATTGCTGATAAGATAATTAATCAATCTATGGCTAATAATTGGGCGGGACTTTTTGAGCTAAAAAATGAAAACAAACAAAAAGGAGAAAACGGAAATGACTTTGGAAAACTCCCATATTGAAATTGCTGTTAATAAAATGGTTCAAGCTGAATTAGAAAAGAAAAAAAACAATATTAATAAAATTGAACAAAAAAAAATAAAAGAACCAGTATGGTGTGAAAAATGTGGATTTTCAAAAACAGGCGATATATGTCAAAAATGCGTTGAAATTGAAAAAGAGGTACAAGTTATGGCTAATGACAAAAAAAACGCTACAATAGCAAGTTTGGGCGGTTTAAGAGCATATGAGAAGTATACTGTTAATAATTTTAATGATAAAAATATTTTAAAAGATTGTTTAGGATATCCAAACATAAATATATATATAACTGGGGCAGTTGGAACGGGTAAAACTCATTTAGGAACAGCATTAATAAGAAAGTGCGAAAATTTTAATCGCTTTAGTAGTATACAAATTTGCCGGGAATTAAGAAAAACCCAAAGTAGTGCTAATCCTGCACTATCAGAAGAAAAACTAATTAAAAACTTAAGTGAAATTCCTTTAATGATAGACGATTTCGGTGTTGAAAAAACCACAGAATATACTAAACAGACTTTATATGAAATTATTGATAAAAGATATGAGTTAGGAAATGGCGGTTTAATTATAACCAGTAACTTTGAACTTGGAAAAAATAGAATTTCTAGCAGGTTATATGAAATGTGTAAAATTATCAAATTAGACGGAAATGATTTTAGGTTAAAAAAACTATGAAAGAATACCTAAATAAAGTGCATAATTGCGATTGTTTGGAGCTGTTAAAAAAGTTGCCTGATAATAGTGTTGATTGTATTGTAACCGACCCACCTTACGAATTAGGATTTATGAATAAAAAATGGGATAGCACAGGCATTTCTTATAATGTAGATTTATGGCGTGAATGCTTGCGTGTACTTAAATCAGGCGGTCATTTACTTGCTTTTGGGGGAAGTAGAACATATCATAGAATGGCTTGTGCTATAGAAGATGCGGGCTTTGAAATAAGAGACCAAATACAATGGTTGTATGGATGTATAAGTGAGGATACTGAAATATTAACCATTAATGGTTGGAAGCATTACTATAAAGACATTGATAAAAATCCCGTATTATGCTATAGTATAAAAGATAATAGTTTTAAATTTGAAATACCAAAAAGAAAATTTTATTATGAAAACAAATATCCCGCATACCATATTAAATCAGATTTTACAAACCAAATTGTCTCTACAGGACATAACTGTATTATTGAACGAAACGGAAAAAAAGTATTTAAAAAAGCCGATGCACTTCAATGCAAAGAGAGCGTACCCTTTTTGGAAAGTTTGCAGGAATTGCCTGAAACCATACCTTTGTTACACAAAGGAACAAGCATTAAGAAACAAGACTTGCTCAAAGAATTGTGCAGGAAAACTTGTATCAAAAATAAGACCAAAAAGAAAAATAAAATATTTAGTAGAAAAAATATGTTTAATATGTGGAACATCATTTTTAGCAAGACGAGACAAAATATCAAAATATTGTTCTTACAAATGCAACGGTATGATAAGAGGACAGGAGTGGAAAAAACACGCACACAAGGGCAGATTTGCTTGGAGCAAAGAAGCAGAGGAAAGTTGCAAAAAGAAAATGACTGGCTCAAAAAATCCAGCTTGGAAAGGTGGAGTAACTTATTTCAAAAAAAAAGGCAATTATACTGGCGTAGTTTATGTCAGGTGTCCACAGAAATATTTAAGTATGGCACGCAAAGACGGATATGTTATGCAACACAGATTAATAATGGCACAGCATTTGAAAAAAATTTTAAAAAGAACGGAAGTTGTGCATCATATAGACCACAATCCGAGCAACAACAAAATAAACAATCTAATGCTATTTCCAACAAACAAAGCACACAAAATATACGAAGGACAAATGCGGAAGTTAAACAAATAAATTATAAAGGTAAAATGTGGTGCATTGAAACTGAAAGTGGCGCATTTGTTGCTAGGCGTAAGGGAAAAATATTTATTACAGGAAACAGTGGCTTCCCTAAAAGTTTAAATATATCAAAAGCGATAGATAAAAAGTTTGGAGCGAAGAGGGAAGTTTTTAAAAAATCAGTTTCATATCCTGATAGTGATTGTTGGGGTATATCTAATCCCACAACTGTAAAAAATAATTCAAGTTATATTGTTAATACTAATAATATAAATGCTGGTAAGGGAATGAGATATGATAGTAAACCATCAACCCCCGAAGCCAAACAATGGGACGGTTGGGGTTCAGCTCTTAAACCAGCACACGAGCCAATATGTATGGCACGAAAACCACTATCAGAAAAAACAATTGCGGATAATGTTTTAAAATATGGCACTGGGGGAATAAATATAGATGCTTGTCGTATAAATGTTTCAAATGAAGATTTGGAGCAAAATATAAAAAGAAGAGGAACTAAATATTTAAATAAAAAAAGTAGAATAACTGGAAATGAAGTTACTAATTTTCCAATAGGTTTATGTAAAACTATATCAAAACAAGGACGCTTTCCCTCAAATGTAATATTATCACATCACAATGAATGTGTGGAAATTGGGGTTAAAGAGGTTAATGGTATAAGTGGTGGAACAAATAAAACTGGTAATAATTTTATGGGAAAATATAAACAAGGACATAAACCATTTAATTATGCTAAAAACGGCAAAGAAATAGTATCTCATTACGAATGCCACCCTGATTGCCCTATTGGTATTTTGGATAAGCAGAGTGGGTTAAGACCTAGTAGCGGAAGAATTGGGGAAAGTGGAAGTGGAATTGGTGCTATTAATGGAATTTATCAAAAAGGTATGGGTGGTAAAAGAATGGATACTTATTTTGACATAGGCACAGCATCCCGCTTTTTTTATTGTGCTAAAAGTTCACGGGCAGAAAGGAATAAAGGTTGTGAAAATTTGGAAGATAAAAAACAGAGGGCGAATTATAAGGTTAGTGGAGGTCGTTCATTTAAAAATGGAGAATGGATAGAAAATAATTCTAAACCAAAATTAAGACAAAATTTTCATCCCTGTGTTAAACCAAAAAAACTAATGCAATATCTTATTAAACTTATTACACCACCTAACGGAATTGTACTTGATATTTTTTCAGGTTCTGGTAGCACTTTGGTAGCTTGCAAAAGTTTAGGATTTGATTTTATAGGCATTGAAAAGGAACAAAAGTATTGCCGTATAGCAGAGGCTCGCATTGCCAAAGAACAGGTACAAGGAAAATTTGATTTATGACTATAGAATTTTTACAAAAAGTTTTTAGCGAATTTGGTTATAGCAGATGTTTTGATTTGGAGCAAAATCTTAAAAAAAATTCTGCATTTAAAAGTTATGATAAAGTATTTTCATTTTATAATAACAAAAAATACACTAATTTTATTATAACTTTTGATAATATAAAACATAAAAATCAGATAGCAATAAGTGTTTCTATATTAAACTACTGTATACATATTGATGACATAAATAATATTTTTTCAAAACTTTCAAAAAAAATGCGTTCGCCAAATAAAAAACTAATTAGAAATATTTTATATCTTTTTGAAAATATAAAAAATATACAATCGCAATTATAAAAAATTAGCACAAGGAAAATTTGATTTATGAAAACAATAAAACTAGACATACTTTTATTTTGGATATTAGCCTTAACTTTTTGCCTGACTTTTTGGGTTAAAGTTATTAGCTTTATTTTATGAAAAATAACCCCTTGACAATTTTTTTAAATTAATGCTACAATTTTTATGTAGTAGTTTTAAGAGGGAAAATAGCAAGTAATAAAAAAGTACTTGACAAGAAATAAAAAAGTTGTTATAATAATAGTGTAGTAGAAAAGAAGTAAAAAAACTGAAACCAAAGGAGAGAGAAAATGGAAAATCAAAACGAAAAAGAGTTAACAATAGGATGTATGGTTATGGTTGACAATAAAATTGGAAGAATTACATATATACAGCCAAACAGACGGATGGCAAGGGTTAGGTTCTCTTTGGAAAAATGTCAATTATGTTTTGTATCCGATATTTCAAAAACAAATTTAAAAAAAGATGTTTATGTAAACTAATTAAAACCCGCCTAATTCTCTGGCGGTTTCAGAAACCCCCGCTCTTTCGGGAGCCGTAAGGGTGGGGGATAAAATAAAAGTTCTTTTAAAAATTTGGCAGGGTGGCGGAATAGGTAGACGCTTATCATTGGTAAGGTTATTGACTGTCTGACGCTTAATTTCGGTATGACGCCTTTTTAGGTGCGTTGTGGTAACCCAAGGATATATAACTATGTAGGGTGCAAATCCCTGCCCCTGCCCCAAATTTCAACAGGAGGATTTAATGTTTAGAAAAATATTAAGTTGGATTTCAAAGAAAGCATATCTATGTGGCAGAGTAGACGCTTTTACGGAAGTTTATAATAATCGCAACAAGTGCGGACAATTCATTTCAACATCAGATTTTTGTACACAAGAAATGGAAAAAGATAGTAAGAAAATTTTAAAATTACTTACTAGAAAATAAAACAGGCTCTTTAAAACAGGTCATTCCCCAAAGTTAATTCCGTAGATTTCGACGGAATTAAAAAATGTATGCCCCTCACCTTGAGTGGTAGAAATTCAGGTAAGCACAAATTGTGCTCTACTGAAAACTAAAAGTGAGGGGGTAGTATGAAAGAAATAGTTAGACAGGAAGTAGCAAAGGAAATTAGCAGGCAGGCAAATGAGTACGGAGTAGAGCAGTTTAATAGTAATTTGCCAAGTGAAACACGCAAACAGTGCAACAAGTCAATTAACCACTTACAACAAATAGCAATAAATATTTTCGGTTTAAAAACAAGTGATTTTAGGAGGATAGCAAAATGAAAAACCTTGAAAAAAAACTAGCAGTAGCAAGAGACCAATTGGTTAAAGCAAAAGAAGAATTGAAAGAATTAGTTAAATTGGATGTTACTAGTGAAAAAAAAATAGATGTTTCTATTAATATAATTGATAAAAAACAGCACGAAATAGACAATATTAAATTTATAATAAGATTGTATGAAGATTTGCTGAAATAACGGAGGAATATTATGGAAGAAAAAATAAACGAAAAAACAGAACAAAAAAAACAATGTAGTGCATTTTGCAATGACGGTTATTTCACAGTAAGGCAGATAGGACACGATGGCAAAGTTTTGAAACAGTATAAACAAAGATGTGCTAATTGCAATAAAAAAAATTAAGAGGTAATCAGATGAAAAAATGGCATAAGAGAAAGTATTGTAAAAAATGTAAAGGATATAGAACAACAGGCGGATTTAAGATTTTATTTGGAGCATTTAGCATTGGAAATTGGGAACACGAATGCAGGTGTTTCAGATATAGTGGTAAAACAGAACTTGATAAGAAAAAATGTAACGAAGTTTTAAGGGAGCAAAATAATGACAATAAAACAACATTGTAAGAGCTTTGACACATTGTGGGAGGCATCAAACGATTTGTATACCAGTCCCCCAACTTACAGATTATGGCTAAAGGGTGCTAAACCTAAAATCAAAGCACATAGGGAAAGAATTTTGCAAAAAGGCATAAAAAAGTGGTGGAGGTAAATAATGGAAGATAGAACTAAATATCTAGGCGGTTCTGATTGTGCTGGAGTTTTAGGATTAAGTCGTTGGACTACTCCGTTGAAAATTTGGGCTGAAAAAACAGGACAAATTAAACCAAAAGATATTTCTGATAAAATTTGCGTAAAACTTGGCAATAGGTTAGAGGATATTGTAGCCGAAATGTTTTGCGAAAAAACAGGTAAAAAAGTTAGAAGAGTTAATGAGACAATTTTTCACTCAAAATATAATTTTTTAGGGGCTAATATTGACAGGCGTTTAGTTGGCGAAAATACTATTTTGGAATGCAAAACTTGTTCGGCTTGGAAAGCGAAAGAATGGGAAGGCGAGGAAATCCCGCAAGAATATATATTGCAAGTATTACATTATTTAGCGGTAACTGGAGCTAGAACTGCTTATATTGCAGTTTTAATTGGAAATCAAGACTTTGTATACAAAGAAGTACAAAGAGACGAGAAAATAATATCAGACATCATAAAAAAAGAAGTATCATTTTGGAATAATTTTGTTTTGAAAAACGAAATGCCTATGCAGATAACTAAAAATGATGCTGACACATTGTATAATCTGTTTCCAAACGCAGAACCTGAAAGTGAAATAGAGTTAGATGATACTTCGGCTCAATTGTTTGAGACAAGGCAGGCTTTGTTGCAAGATAAAAACCATATAGTTGGTTTGCTTGAAAAAACAGACAATGAAATAAAATCACTTTTAAAAGATAAAGAAATAGGCAAAGTTGGTAATTGGGTAGCAACTTGGAAAAAACAAGTATCTAAAAGAATTGATACAAAAAGAATAAAAGATGAACGCCCTGATATATGCGATAATTTTTTAAAAACAATAGAAAGCAGGGTTTTGAGAATAAAGGAAATTAAAGAAAAAACGGAGGTAATAAAAAAATGACAACAGAACTGGAATTAGTAGAAAAAAACACAAAAGAAATAGGAACTTTCAATGATACTTTAAAAGAAAAAATAAATTCATTGATAGTTACAGATAACGCAAGTTTAATTGTGGCAGCTGATTTATTGAAACAGATAAAAAATGGTATAAAAAAAATCAAAGAGCGTGAATTAGAATATACAAAACCATTGAATGACACTATTAAAAAAATAAGGGCGGAATATAAACCGCATAAGGAATTTGCGGAAACTTTAAAAAGAACATTAGAGCAAGAAAAGATATTGCCATATCAAATGGAGCAGGAACGAAAAGCTAGAGAAGAAGCAGAAAAAGAAAGGCAAGAAGCTATAGCAAAAGCAAGAGAAGAGCAAAAGAAATTAGAAGAAGAGGCAGAAAAAAACAAATCGGAAGAAACTTTACAAAAGGCGGTTCAAAAAGAGGCAGAAATAAAGCAAAAAGAAGTAGAGCAACCTAAAATAAATGTTACTGTTAAAAGTGATAAATCTACTACATCAATTAAAAAAAGTTGGATGTATGAAATTGAAAATTCTGCTTTAGTTCCTATTGAATTTTGCGAGCCTTCACACGAAAAAATTAAAAATGCAGTAAAAAGTGGAGTTCGTTTTATAAAAGGTGTAAAAATATACGAAAAATCTACAATAGTAAGTAGATAATTGGGAGGAATAAAATGACCGAAACACAAACAAAAAAAATAGAAAAAAGTTTAGCAGTAAATGACAAGCCAATAGGTTTGAAAGCAATGATACAACAATCGGCAAAAGAATTAGAGCGAGCTTTGCCTAGCCATTTAAATGCAGATAGAATAGTACGGATTGCTTTAACCTCTATTCGTTTAAATCCAGAACTTTCAAATTGTACTCCTGAAAGTTTTTTAGGAAGTCTTTTTGTTTTGGCACAGATAGGCATAGAGCCGATTGCCGGTCGGGCTTATCTATTGCCTTTTAACAACAAAAGAAAAATAGGCAATGAATGGAAAACAATAAAAGAAGTGCAGGCTATTATAGGTTATAAGGGTCTCATAGAGTTGTTTTATCGCAATGATGCAGCGTTAAGTATTGACACTCAAGCAGTATATGCCAATGACGATTTTAATTACGAATATGGCACTGATAGCTTTTTAAAACACAAACCTACAATGAAAGAGCGTGGCGAAGTAATTGGATACTATGCTGTTGCTAAAATGAGAGGCGGGGCTAGTGTTTTTAAATATATGTCAAAAGATGAGTGTATGAAACACGGCAAAACACACAGTAAAACATATAATAAAAAAAGTAATGAGTTTTCTACATTTTCCCCTTGGGTGAAAGAGCCTGATGCAATGTGCAAAAAGACTGTTTTAATACAGTTATCTAAACTATTGCCGTTGAGTGTAGAAATACAGCGTGCTATTAGTGTTGACGAAACTAGCCGGCATTATAGGCAGGGAATTAATAATGCTTTAGATTTACCTGACACAACTGATTGGAAAGAAAAAGATGAGGAAAAAATAACCGAAGCTGATGAAATTAAAAATCCATTAACTGACGATTAATTTAAAAATGGGGGCGGATAAACAAATGATAAAAATAAAACAAAAAGATAGACCTGAATTTCATTTAAGAAAAATATTGCCTGATGGAAATATACTTGAAATTAAATTAACAAAAGCAGGTATTAGTGAAACATTAATTTGTTTAAAATTAGCGGAACATATTATTTTATCTTTGTTAGAATTAAATAAATTAAAAATAAAGAATTTAGTAGATAATTTCATATCTAAAAGTATGGAGCTTTTAAAATGCAAAAACAAATAAATCTAAATCAGTTAAACTTGTTTGACAACACTTATCACGGTGAAAGACCTGTAAAGTTTTATGGTAAATATATAAAAAATGAAACAGACCAAAATCTGTATCGTAATCAAGCTGAAATAATATTACGGGATTTTTGCAATGGTGATTTTTGGACTAAAAAAGAGTGGATATTGAA